GTCGAGATAGACGGTCCCGTTGAGTATGAATTCTTCCTTCTCCGGTTCGCTAAACCCGGTCCATGGATTCGTCGCATCGCCGTCACGACCAACGGACGCGAGGTATGCGTCGGCGTCAGCAATCGACCCGTACGCCTGCGCGTCCGCCTTCCCTGTTCCGTCCTCGACGATCAGGACCATTCACTAGGTCCCCGGGTCAGGTTTCGTGGACGGCGCAGCGGCAGCATCGGCTTTAGGCTCCGGCTTTGGCTTCGGTGCTTTCGCAGCCTTGGCCTCGGCATCCTTGATCGCCTTCTCGTCTGCGTGGGTGCAGTCGATCAGTTCGTAGCCTTGGCTGATCCAGGATCCCGGCTCGTCGGTCCGGATCCTACGAATGCGACCGTCCTTGCGGAACGAACACAACGGGATGGAGTCGGACATGGGATAGGCCCCTCCCTGGGGCTGGTCGTGTTAGAGAAAACGCGGTCTATTCAGTCTTGGGAGCCGATCCGCTGCCGGGCGCTGATCCTGCCGGGACGACTGGTGGTTTGTCTTTCGGCTTCGAGGCGTTGTCGGGAACCTTCGCATCCTGCGTCTCGACGGACTTCCACCCTTCAGCCTTCGCTGTTTCGAGTTCGCTGGTGTTGATGACTTTGGTTGCGTCGCCCTTCTTGACGGTAGTCGTGGGGATCTTCATGGTTCTTGTTTTTCAACTGGGGAATACCGCACCGCAGACCATCACGGTGCGCGCGTAGGTCTGCTAACCAGGAGTTGGCGCTGCTCCACCGGCGCTGGAAGTCGGAATGTCAACAGCCTGCGAATCACCTGTCGGGTCCGGCGTCTCCTCATCGAGGACTTCGATGACTTCAAACCCCATCTCGACGTACGCTTCGGCCTGCCTCTCATCGACGACACGCTCGGTTGCCGGGTCGTCGCCCTTTCGGATTCTGCACTTCTTGAGCATCGGAATGTTCCTGATCAGTGGTTGATGGAACCCACGCCGAGTACTTCCCGGCGTGGGGCATTCGCTATCCGGCGATGCGGACGGCGTATTCGGGCCGGACCAGCTTGACGCCCCAGAGGATGTCGAAGTCCCAAGCGACCTGCTTGTACTGACGATCGACTTCGAGGCGAAGGATGAGGCCAGTGACCGGATCCTGCATCGACAACACGCGGCCACCGGACGTGACCAACTCCATGTCGGAAGTCAACGACCGCATGGCGAGCGCGAAGGCATCCTTGTGGAACGCCAGATTCACGACGTGATCGGAAGCGTTGACAATGGTGATCACCGCGTCGTCGGCCACTGCGACCCTTAGCGTGGGGGCGATCGGCCAAGTAGCTGCGCCACCCGACTGGGCGGCGGTCACGGTGTACTGCTGCGTGTCGCCCGCGATGGTGAAGATGTCGCCCAGGGTAAGCGTTCCTGTTCCGGTATCGACGATCAACGTCGCGTCGCCGATAGCCGTCGCGGCGTTGTTGACGAGATATCCAGATCCGCCACCGGCGACGTGCGTGAGAACATTGTCCTCCGCGAACCAATCCATGCCGAACTTCCGGCCGATCTCGCCTTCGGTGATGACGCGAGGATCGAACGACTTGCTCGCGTCCTGGAACGCGGCCTGCTCCAACGCGGAAGCGTCGGCGTCGTGATCGAGAACACCACGTCGCATTTGCTTCGGACAGAGTTGCTGGTTCAGAATCTTCCGAGCCTGCGTGGCCTCTTGGGTGCCACCATCGAACGGTACGGTTCCGGGAGTTCCCACGAGGCTATAGATGCCGCGGTACTCCTCCAAGACGGACAGGTTGACCTCGTTCGCCAAAGCTCGGATCGCTTCACCTGCCTGACCCGGCAAGAAGTGTTCGTTCCGATCGACTTCCTTCATGTCCTTGTCGGTCATGTGGAAATCGGAGTGCTCCCAGCGGTCCAGCGGGATCGGAACCTTCGTCGGGGTCTTGCTGTCTGGGACCGGAGGAATGTTCGATGGAACGACCGGCTTCGACGTGGTCGACGCGGGAATGATGACGTCGATGGTGTCGCCGAATTCCTTTGCCTCGGTCGAATAGTCGCCGTTGACCAGCCGCGGCATGATCGCCGTTTCGCGAAGTTGCAGAAGCCCTCGGGCGAGGATCTTCGGCATGATGTCGGTGAGTACGTTTGCCATAGCTGGGCGTCCCTTCCTGCGGGTACAGAGCCTGGGTTAGAAAAGGGTAAGTTTTTCTTGTCCCGCGCCTCTCAGCGCGTCGGCTCTACGCCTTTCTTAGCTTTCGGCCTCTCAGCCTACTGGCCCATCTTCACTCCGACCTTGCCTGAAGCGATGTCGTCTATGTTATCGCTCAAACCTTGGGCGTCATTATCACGCACCGAACCGACAGGGGCGTCTGAGCCGCCACCGCTTCGATTGTTGGATGATTGACTACCGCGCTGGCCCGCGCCTTCGAAGCCCTTGCTGTAATCTAGATCTTTGTGGAGGACATCGGTCACGTACTCTTCGATGCCCATTTTTCCCATTTCACCGGTTCGCATGGTGATCAAGTGGCCACCCTTGCCGTCCTTGATGCGGGCGGTGAAGTTGCCTTCTGTATCTTCCACGACCTCGGCCACTGCCTCTACGACAGGCATCAGGAGCTTCACGTTGCCCTTGAGTTTCAAGATGGCATCGCTTGCTACTGAGCGAATAGTTTGGATAGATACGGCAGAAGTGAGCTTCTTGACCTTGGTTTCGGACACGCTCAACTTCTGCTCGTACTCCGCGCGCAGGTTCTCTTCCGTCACCTTCAACTTTTCGGCGACCTTCTCCTGTGGCGTCCAGTTGGTCATCTCCTTGACCAAACCAATAGCCTTCCAGGCTTCATCCGGATCCAAGCCATCGCCAGTATCGGGGTGGTTGAACCGCTTGAACTTCTCTTCGCCGCGCCCCTTCGCGTCGACCGCCTCTTCGAGTTTCGTCTTGAGCGTGGCGACGTCGTCCAACGCCCAGCCATCGACGGTCTCGGTATCGAGCATGAACGAGTCATCGTCCAGCTTTTTGTATTCCTTGGCGATCTCGGGCGACAGCCCGTCTAGATTCGGCAACCGAGTCTTGAGAACCATAGACGCGAATCCTCTCATGGATCGCGTCTACGCGCTACCCCTAGCCCTTTACTTTTCCTCCGAGCATGAAAATGGCCAGCGAACGTGCTGGCCCATGTCCGCGGTCTGGTGGTATCAGCCCCCGATCATTGCTTCGACTCCCTGGCTCCAACTCGGCCCGGGGTTGTCGTTACCGGTCGCCTGCATGTAGATCTTCGTGCCGATCAGCGCGGGATCGTTCGGAACCGGCCCGAGGTTGATATCGGCTCTGCCGTTGGCAGATGCGAAGACGTGCACATGCGCTTCTGAGATCGGGAAAGCATGGATCATGCATCCGTGATTCGGGAAGTGCGGTGCAGGCAGAAACAACGCTTCGGCTCCGATGACGAGGACACATACCGTTGCGTTCACATTGTTTACAGCGACGTGATGATCGCGGCCGATCTTCACGAGTGCCGACACAAGCTGCGCGCCGTGGCAGGACTGGCCGTAGTCATGAACCGTGGCAGGACCGGACTGCGCTTGGACGGAAAAGGCCAGAAAGAGCAGAATGGGAAGAAGAAGTCTCATCGGTAGTCCTCCGTTTGGGGGGTAAAAACGAACCCACCATTGTACCCAGGGGGGCAAGTCAATCAGGAATCCTCCCTAATCGTTCGTTTCCGTTACCCGAGACCTCACCGTGGTTTGTGACGAGCCCGGCATCCAAGCACGGCAGCGACACGATGGAACCACTGGATACGGCAAGGCTTCCGTCCTTCTAAGGATTATTCACGACAGCGGCAGATGGTACACCTGAACATCCGGGATGGGTAGCATAGCTGCCATGTTCGTAACCACTTGTGCGTGCGCTGTTCTCGCCCGGATGGATCAGCGGACCTGCCTCAAGTGTCACGCAGCCTACATGCGAGCCAATAGAACTCGCCACTCCGATCTAATTCCGAAAGCGCGTCAGCGAGCGAATGCCAGAAGCTACGCCAACGTCTACGTCCGTCGCGGCCTACTAGCCAAGCTGCCATGCGAATCATGCGGCAGCGAAGACAGCCAGATGCATCACGAAGACTACGGCAAGCCGTTGACAGTCCAATGGTTGTGTGTCTCGTGCCATCTTCAACGCCACTTCGATGAGGACTTCGTACGGCCACCATGGGTATCGTTGGAAGAGTTCAGGAGAAATAGGGTGGAGGCACGTGGAACCTCCGGGATGACAGCCTAGACGCGGGCGGTCAGTGGTCTTCGCCCTTGGCTTTGTCGATGGCAGCGCGGGCTTGGGCGAATACTGGCTCGGCTTCTGCGCCCGGAGTGCTCTCGTCCAGCGCGACATAGTCTTCCAGCGCGGAAAGTAGATCAGGCGCGGCGGCTATCAGGTAGGCGTCCGCTTCGGGATGGATCTGCAAGAAGTCTTGGGTGATGCCTGGGCGACACAGGATCAGAGCCCCTTGCGAACTTTTCTGTAACGTCCAAGGCTTAGGCGTGTGCTCACTCATGGAATCGGCCCTCCGCCACGAAGACGACCCCAGTTACGAGAGCCCCCCACCATCCGGCTGGACCACTCGGTACCCCGGAGAAATACAGCGCAAACGCAACTACCCATCCCAAAAGCACCGCGCAAACGCAGAGCTTCACAATCTGCTTCCTATTCATGTCGTCAACTCCTTGGTGTCGACCTCGGCGAGAGCTTGTCCTAGCTTGCAGTTCGGTCCGTGCTCGGGGTATCCAGCGGGTCCAGATTGACCACAATTCGGGCACGGGGCGTCGTGAAGTCCGGCGTCCAACGCGTCCACCACCGCCTGTAGCTTGGGGATGACATCACGCGCTTGGGCAAGATCGCGCTCTAGGTCGGCGAGTTCGAAGACGAGTCGTTCGATGCGTTCTCCATCCGCCTTCGCGTCCCGGATGCTTCGGTCGGCCTTCAGTTCGTTGATCCGTTCTATGGCTAGGTCTGCACGCACCCAGTCGCCGCCGTCCGTTGGGATGAACTCCGTCCCGATAGCTACCCCGCCCACGTAGGCTAGGTGAACATCGTGCCGTATCAGATCAGACATCGCCGCATCCTGTGGTTAGGCGTTCTTCTCTGCCGCGGACGACAGTTCGATGATCTGCGGTTTGGCTCCGCCCGGAGTCGCGATGATGAGATTGCGGTCGTAACTCCAGTGAATCGTTATCCCCAAACGGTCTGCGTGTGCTTGCAGGAACGGCAGACTTTCCAGCCACGGGAACGGTGCGGCAGCGTGGTCGATCTCGATGAAGAACGTGTCGTAAGGCTCACTCATGGGGTTTCGTCCTGTGGGACTCGTCAGCGCGGCGAGTAGCCGCGGACCCCTTGGCGGGTTAGTTCTCCTTGCCGCAGACGTGGCGGGTGATGGTGCACGTCTTACCGATGCATGATCCATCCGACTTGTCGACCTCGGGTAGTTGGTTCAAAAGAGTCTGGCGGGCGACGACCTTCGCGAGGGTCAGCAGTTCCCGGTAGTCGGTCTGGTCGTTCTCTGTGAAATCCGCGATTGCTTGCAGCGCCGTCGTGAGGGTCGAGATCCTGGCGTTGAGTCCTTCGATGATGGATGCGTTCGTAACTTCGTCGGTGGTCGTCGTCATGGTTTCGGTTCCGGTTTGTTCGCTGGTCTTCATGTTCTTGGTTCCTGTTCGGTGTCAGCCACTTGGCCAACGGGTATCAATATAGGGGAGGGGTGGGATTGTTCAAGGCAATCCCGAAGATTCCGACATCTTCCGCCACATCGCGCCAGTTAGCGTCAGTCGCAAGATTGTCGCCGCGCGCGATCAAGTCATTGATACGTAAACAGTTAGGCTCCATAACACATCAAAATAGGCCGTTTGCCGCGCGCCGTTCCCGCCGGATCAGGCTGACTTCCTCTTCCCCCTCACCACATCGATCCCCAGCTTGTCCAGCGTCTTCGTCTGCAACCGATCGTTCGTGAACTGGCCGATCTTGACCTTCCCGGCACGGAACTCCGTCGCGCGGCTCTTGCCAAGAACTTGAACCTGCCGTTCGAAGCTCTGATCTTTCAGCCAGTCCCCGTACGTCACCGACTTCGCAACCTTCCCGTCCATGCTGGCCCGGGTGCCCTCGGGGGCTTCGCCCAAATCGATGCCGAGTTCCTTCCATGAGGCGGTCTGCGGGACGGTCGTGCTTCTACATCCCGGATGTGCAGGAGGACGCTCACCCTCGCCGACCGGGAACAGCGTACCGTCAAGGCCAGCACATATCAGGCTGGTCCTCGTGTCGAGCGTCGACACCCACAGGATCCCCTTGATCAGCGGGACTTGAGGCGTTTTCCGGTTCCCGTGCAGATCACCCAGCGTGCCGTTGTTCACGGCCTCGTAGGTCAACTCCCTGGCCTGCGACGACGTGTGAGTGACGTTGGTACGGACTAGAGCCTCGGTGTGCCTCCTCGACTTGTCCAGCAAGCCGTCCTTGAACCGCTCCGCTCGGGTGCCACGAAGCGTCCGGACCATCTGCTGGACCGAGTCACCGTTAGCGATGCCGTTCTGAATCGCCCGCGTGACATCGCGGTCCAGCGCGTCGTACGTCTCCTGATACCAGTCATTCATCAGGTGACCGTTCGCGGGCCGGTTGGTCTGGATGGCTCTCAGCAGCGTAGGGCTGGGACGATCGAATCTGAGGCTCACAGGCAGGGCGTCCTTCAGCACCGCCGACTGCCAACTGACTTCCATGCCCGCCAGCTTGTTCATGTCCACCGACATGGTGCTGATCGTCTTGTTCGCGGCGTCCTGGATGATGTCTCGGATCTCGGCCAGGATGCGCTGGTACTCCTTGTTCCCGCCACGGACCACGCCTCCCCAATCCTCGACTTCCAGCGCTTCGAGCTTGCCCACCGCGGCCAGGATCTTCGGGTAGGTGTTCTTGTTCAGCGCGGCCAGGATCTTCCTAACCTGCCCCTTCTTCAGGCTCTCAAGATCCAGCGCCCGGGAGATGGTCTGATCGAGTAGCTGCTGGTTGACGGTCAGCCTGCGGCTGCTCTTGCGACTTGAGGCGACCGATTTCCTGCGGCCCCTACGCCGCCGTGCCGCCATCGATCACTTCCGGTGGTTCAACAGTTGGTATCGGCGGTGGAGTCGGGGGCTGGATCTCGTCCTGCGTGGCTTGGATCTCTTCGTCGATGTCGACGGTCTCTGAAATCTTCCCGCCCCGTTGCATCTCTGTCAACCAAAGGCGCTGACTCACATCGCCTCGTGCACGGCCAGCATCGAGAGACTGATCGTTCACGCCGCCGCCGATGTCCTGGAAGTCGGACCAGACCACCACGCCAAAATCGTCTGGAAGATCTTCGCGCAACGATCCATCCACCTTCAACTGATCCCAAATCTGCACCGCCTCGAAAACCTTCTTGAAGCCTTGCTCTAGCGACATCACCCACTCCTGGGCTTGGCTGCTAGATTTGCTGTCGTCGATCCGTTCACCGGTCGCGGTCTTCTCCCTCTGCTCGAACGCTTCGCTTCCGAGACGGAGCATCTTGATCTCAAGCGTCTCGATATCCTTGAACCCGGAGTCGATCGATTTGCCGCTGTGCTCCGCATAGTAGATCTTCGCTTCCTGCGGTCCAGGTATCCGAATGCGTCGACCCGAACCGATTGTCCGAGGGCCACCTTTCGTTTCCGGTACGCCAGATTCAACAAGGATCGGCACCCGCGCGATGTGGAGGATGTTGTTCTGTTCCGACGTGGTTTGCCAATGCCGGATGTTCAACCAACCGAGATCATCGAACGGTGACGTAGCTACGAAGAACCTGAGCTTGCTCGTGTAGATCGTGATGAACGGAATGCCGGGATAGTCCAGCACCCCGGTGCCTTTATCGGTCGTGTCCTCGACCCACGTATCCTTTCCCTCCTGCTGCGTGAAGGTTCGGAACGTGGTCGATCCCTGGATCTTCTTCTCATTCAGTGGCGCGTCGTAGACCTTGATCTGATCAATCGCTACCTCACCCCAATCTCCCTTCGCTTCGATCGATCGGGTTCTGACGCGGAGATGGGTGAGTTGATCCTTGCCATCCGCATCGCGTTCGTGTCGCCACGCCAACACATCACGCGGCGAATAGAGAATGCAGTACGGACGCTTCGTGATGGAACGCTCAGGGTTGTTCGGAAAGTCGACGAAGACGTGGCACTTGCCGAAGTGGACGCAATCCTCGAACGCATCGCGAGCGAAGTCGTGCAGGCTTGCACCAGCAAGGTCCATGTCTTTCGCGATTTCGTCAACTATGTCAGGGTTGTCATCGCCAGCGATTTGGACAGGTCTAGAGAACGGTCGAGCAACGGTCTTCAGAATCGCGTCGCGAAACGAGGTCAGAAGGAACGTCCGATCCCGTCTTGCTTCCCATTCGTCGGTCTCTTCCCCGTTGTTCTCCGGCAAGTACTTGATCCCCGAGGCGCGCATTCGATCGGTGCTTTGAAGTGCATCTGCCCGGTCCCAAGCAGGGATCATCGATTTGTACCCAGTCGACGGAGTATCGACTTGCGGGTTGTCGATTGGACCCCCGCCATGGATCGGTGTCAGATTGGCTGCGTGTTGTGCCATGGCTACAAGAACAGTTTGATGATCGACCAGATGTCTTCGATGAGGGCGGCCAGGATCAGGTCAGCCGTTGACCAAAACTCCTCTGGCGCGTTGCCAACCGCCTCGATCGTAGCACAACCGACACAGATCACGATAACGACGCCGATCACCACGAGGATGAACACCATCTTCGCGATGTCGTTGTCGAGCAGATCGACCAGGAGGCGACGCATGGCTACGTGCCGGTGCCACCGTTGACCTTGACCGTGAGCGCCGCCAGTGCTTCCTCGATCCTGGCCTTCCGCTCATCAGACGCGGTGTTGCGAACCGCCAAGTCCTTGTTCACCCTGCGCTGACCGAACATCTTGGCTACCGCACCAAGGCCGCCGCCACCAACGCCAGCAGCGAGCAGATACCTCATCCACTCGTCCATTGACGTTTCGCCGTCGCCGTCTGCGTCAGCATCCTGCTTCGCCTTCTGGTAGGTGTCCCATGACCCCTTCAACGCCGACATGCCACCGACGACCGCAGCGAGCTTCGCCGCCGTATCCTCGTTGCTTGAATCGAACGTCTTCTTCAACTCAGCGAACTTCTTCTCGCCCGCTTCGTACACCTCGGCGAGCTTCGCCACTCCACCGATCACCGTTTGGATGCTGTCCTGATTCTGCAACAGCGCACCGACCATTTTGCAGGACGGAAGGCAGCACACGATGAACGATAGGATCAGGATTCGCATTGGATTTTCCGATGGTTTATGACAGCTTGCCGGAGATCGGCGGCCAACTCTGGATCTTTCGTCAACTCAGCGTAGAGCAACATGCACGATTGCGCTCTTGGGTCGGTGACATTCAGCGGGAAGAATCCAACCGGACACCACGGATACTTATCGCTCTTGAAGTCCCCGTCGTCTGTCAAATGGTGGCTCATTCGTAGTTCTCCTCTGGAGGAAGTCGGAGCGAACCGTCGCATCGATAGCCGAGCGGTTCGGGTGGCGTAGGAATATCTCGAAAGCCGCTGAAGTCGACCGGCACTCCGAACCCGAATTCATCCTCGAACTTCGGTCCTATGCCGCACCGACCATCATCGGGCGGAAAGCGGTAGCGAGTCGTGTAGGTCGGAGGATCTCCTCCAGTCTGGACACTCACGACGGACCTCCGGCAGCGGCGGGTTCACACTCACAGGTCACAAAATGACATCGGGTGCAACATCTCAACTGACGGATCGCAGCGCGAAGCCGCATAACCGTCTTCATGTCGTTGGCTTCATCGTGCTCGGCATGGAACAGGAGTTCGTCAACGTCCTCTAGGGCAATCTCACGCAGGTTCGAGGCTTCGGCGAGGACAGCCTTCTCGACATCCTGTTTGCACCACGGGCAGTACGACGTCTCAGGCAAGTGCGCCTCCAGCGTGGAATATCTCCGTGCTGTGGCAGTAGCACGCACACGGCGTTTTCGCCTGTTTGAAGTCAGCGCAGACTCGTCGAGTCTCGGCCGCGCCTCTTTCCGGGCATGCGCAGATCACCTGCTTTACCTCACCATCGACGACTCGCTTGGTCTCGGTCCACAAGCCGCCGTGCCTACTCCGCTTGGTTACCACTACGGTGCCGGAGGGTTGTCGTCTATCAGCTTGGCGACGTCGGCCTTGAAGCGATCACGAAACTCTTCGGTGGTTTCATCCTCGTCCCGGGTCAGCGTGTAGGTCTGGGTAACGCCTGAATCAGTCACGAAGGTTTGGCTTAGCTTTGACATAAGATCGTTGTTGAGTTCGATGGCGGTTTGGACACTTCTGTACAGCGTGCTAGTCGCCCACCGATCGTAGATGGCGAGGAACAGCAGCGCGATCAAGACGGTAACGACGATGTTTTCGCGTTTCAGCCATTTCACTTCTCCTTTTCAAGAGCCTGTAGTCGCTTGTCGTATTCGCGGCTTCGTTCTTGGAGACGGATGATGTCTCGCGCGTGACCCGTTACCGCTTCTCCGATCTTCGCGACCTGGACCTTGACCTCCTCGATTGCTTTGCCGTTGTTGGCGATGCCGTTCTGCATGTCGTTGATGGCAACGGCATTCCAAGAATAGGCTAGCACAAGCGCGGCGGCTACTCCCAGGGTCACGGATGTCTTGTTCTTGTCGATCACGACTTGAGCAGGCGGCGGCGACTTCGTAGACGAATCCATGGCGTTCGCATGGTAGCCACGAAACGTACTACTCCGCAACCTTAGCGAGATTTCTCGACGGATCGATGCAAGTCGATTCGAGGCACGACACAACGCATGGAAAGAAAAACCCACCGCAGCCGGGAGAACTGCGGTGGGCAGGAGTCAACGGGGAGTAGCGAACTCCCCTTCAGGGTGTGTGGAAACAGCGCCCCGGATTCACACCGGGCTGGGGATTTCTATTCCCATCACGAACTTGCGTTCGGCATCCGGGGGTCGCCCCCGAAGCGCGCTGCCTGTTGGCCGTCTCTCCGGCCCGTCACGCCTGTGGCCCGGTTCCGGGCCGGCTTGTGCCCCGCGGAATCACGGTCGCTGTTCGACGTCTCAGCGTTAGTTGTGGGATCCTACACCCTGCCGAGTTCGATCCCGTAGTGCTTCATCAATCGGCGGTAAAATTCGTCGTCGCTGACGCGTTCGCCCGTGGAACAATCGACCATCGCCATCATCTGCCTTTCGACTCCAATCGCAGCCGAGAGTTCAAGGCGTTCGCCCGTGGAGAGTCCCCGTCTCCGTTCGTTGACCGCGTCGATCTCTCGACTCGTTGGTCGTCGTGCTTCTACCATGGTTACTGCCACCGATGTTCTGGGCTGTCACGAAGTAAAGGCCCTGGTGGCCGAAGGCCCCTCCAAACCACCAGGGCAGTCCACTTCCGGCACTCCCAGTGCCAGCGGTGCGCATGTATACACGAACGGTGGGCCTTCCGTCCATGATCATGGTCATGCAGCGGTGAAGAATCCCAGAATCGTGATGAACACGCTAGCGTCGTCCGTCTTGGCGTTGATCCACTTGCCCTTCGCGACCTCAAGGTTGATGGGCAGCAAGGTGGCTCCCTCGCCTCGAATCAGTGCCTCTTCGTGCAGAACCTTGCCGACCGTAGTCGTATCGACCTGCTCGGCTTCATAGACGATGATCGTGGCGTCCACCGTATTGCTGACTGCCCGATTCGCCTTGATCCGCATCCCAGTGATGACGAACTTCTGCTGGGGCCGTGGGCTGTAGAAGTTGAAGGCCGTGTCGGCGATGCTCAACTCCTGGAACTTGGTCAGGTCGAAAGCGGGCGGAGTCTGGGCCAGCCCTCCCGCCTTGGTGACCTTGGCGACGCGGCCCGAGGTGCCGTCAGCAATCCTCACCTTGATCATTCCGGAGCCTCATAGTGAGCGACCAGGCCGACGGAACCAGAGACTGACTCGGTTTCCTGATTGATCTGGATGTAATGGTTTTTGCCGAGAATCACCCCGTCCAATCGGTGGATGTGGTGACCACTAATGGGGGTCTTGATGCGAGCGATGACATCCGCGTCCGCCACCGCCGTCTCATCCGACCTGGAAGTCGCGGCGGCCCGCTTGCTACTGAAGACCCGGTTCAGGTTGACGCCGATGACCTCGGTTCCCCCGGCAGGCGTGGTCGTTTCCTCACCGAGGCCGACATCCCACGTGCAGATCACGTCGGATCCATTGATGATAAGAAAGTCCAAGACCAGCAGCGTGTCGCTGTCGTTGCGTACGAACAGCATCGTGCCGCCAGCGGCGATATCCAGTTCGAGCGAGTCCCAAGAGTAGGCATTGCCCTGTACCGAGGCGTGCTCTAGCTCGGTTTCGATAATGGAACGAGTGACTAACTGGCCTTCATCGTTGACCATGGCAGCTTTGCCATCTGGGTCGTTTATTGTGGTCATGAGATTATTCTCCTATGTCAGAGGGTCCGATTTCGGTCTCTGTGATCAGCGCGAGGTGCGCCAGTAAGATGTCGAGCCGGACCACGATCGCCAGCAGAAGTTCCTCGGCGGTGCTATCGCTACTGACAATGCGGGTTTCTCCGCGGTTGACATCTGTGGGGATAGGTTGGTAGGCCATTCGTGCTAATGTATATGCCGGTTTAGGCCATCCGAGATGACCGTAATGCTTTCACCCTGCACCCTCAAAACGGCTGTCGGACCACCTTCGATCGTTTCCGACCCGTTGCCGGCGAGCGTAACCGGGTTGCGTGAACTGTCCGTCTTCTTCACATCCTGCCGCTTTCTGGTGCTAGTCGCAGCAGCGGGAAGGCTGATGGTGATCGGACGGCTTGAGGCATCGACCAGGAGAACTCTGTCCGCTGAATTCAGCGTGTCGTCAGCAGTTACGACACGAATCGTTGAACCCTCGACCGGTGCAAGTGCAGCGGTAGCATCGGCCTGGGCCGCTAGGACATCGCGTTCGAGTTCGGTGACTCTGTTGTAGATCGACATCGGTTCGCCGGGTGGGTTCCAACGGCTGGAACAATCCTAGCACCAGCGGACCTGTCGAGGCAAGAGCTAGCCCTTCGCGCTGCTTCCGCCGGTGGCATGCGCCTCGCCGACCACCACGTTCGGGATCCTGACGTCTCGGTACCGGTGAAGCAATTCGGTGATGCGATCTTCCATGTCGGTGCTCGACTCCGGCAAGACGCAGTCTATCTCCCGCAGAAGCCGCAGCATCTCGTTCCGCTCGATGACCGCAGCCATGTGCATCCCGGCTATCTCGTGGTAGTCGCGACGGTACTTGTCGCGGTCTTGGATCGCCTTCGAGGCACCGGTCACGAACTGTTCGAACACCAACTCTTCAGGGGTCTTGGGCATGGCGGACTCTAGGGCGATGATACGGTCTTGTAGGGTATCGATCACCAACTCGTCAGGAGTCATCGCGATCGGGATCTCGCCGTCGCATAGGTGGTGATCGCCGTGAATGAAAGCGTCCTTGGCTGTGTACCCGCACTTTGGGCACCTTTCATCCTCAGTATTGTCGTGGTCACTCATGGGAGGCTCCGGTGGTGGCACGGATCTTATCCATCGCCAACTTGAGCAAGTCCCATGCAGGTGTCGCCCCATCGGGGGATTGATCTAGGTCGTAGTAGAACTCTGCGACACCTTCAATTCGCTCCAGCAGTTTCGGGACTGCATCTACCACAGCCTTTAGCTTGGCGATCTCGACGGCCATACGGATCATCTCTGACTTGTCCTTTGCCCAACCGATAATCGCCTCGTTACCATTCTTCCAGGAGTCGTCCCGCTCGGCCTTCAACTCGGATGTGCGCTCACTCACCACACCCATCAGGTAGTTGGCAGCAGGCACGAACACTGAATCGGAAGCGGCATCGGCTACTTGACCGCCAGCGACCATGCGAACGATCGCGCGTACGTGGGGGACCGCGTCCAGGATTGCCTTCTCGACTGCCTCGGCCTTGGATTCATCCATCGGTGTATCCGGTGCAGCGAAGTTCCATGTTGTAGTAACTAGCGATTGCCCTGGCTGCACCTGGGAACAACTCGATTGCGTCCATGCCCTGCTCGGCGCGGCGCAGGAATCGGTTTAGCTCCGAAATGGTCTCGCGATTCTTGATGCAGCCAGCACACAGACTCGGCGATCCTGGTTTGGCCTGACAGGTTTCGCATTCGAAGAACTCGAACTTAGACATGGGGTTCATCCTCGTCGGCGATCTTGTTGAAGAACACCGCCGCACAAACGCGACAGTCTCCAAGCAGGTTGTTGTCGCCCTCCCGTTGCTTGCATGTCGGACACGGCTTGCCAGTGGGCGATGGCTCGTAGGGATGCGGCGGAAAGTCCGCTGCGGTGAATCTGGGCTTGCAAGGCTTAGACATCAGTCGCCCTCCAAACCTGCTTGGATCTACGATGGCAAACCGACTGAATCGACTTCCTGAACAGTCCATCGATGGGTTCGATCAGTCCACTCACTTGGGCCTTGGTCATCACCGGCCCCAATGCCCTCGGTTCGTGCGTAGTAACCTCTGGTCGAGTCGCGAGCAACTGCCACACGTCGTCGGTCGTGAACGTCTCCATTCCTCCGGCGAGCAGGAAGACCGCCATGCTGGCGAGCACCTTCCATTCGTTGTTGGCGTGGTTGTCCGCCCGTCCCATCGCCTCGTCGCGCCTGCGCTTGCCTTCCTCGAAGTTGAACTGGCCCTGTTCCATGTCAGTCCTCAGATTCGTAGTCTTCCAATTCACGGTCTTGCGCCACTGCTTTCGCGGCAATGCGGCGGGTCATCTCATCGACCGGCTGCCGAAGTTCTTCCATAGCAGCCAGAAGCAACCGGTGCCGCTCGGCCAGTCGCGCCGTTCCGCGTTCTTCGATCATCGCTTCGGCCATCCGTTTTCTAGGCGGCTTGGTTGTACGATCAAATAGTCTTATCGAAGCTGTCACGATGTCCGCTTCGGTCGAGCTTGCTGATTCCACGATGTCGCGAAGATCACTCAGGGCACTGGGGTAGACACCCAGATAACCGCGAAGGGGGCGGGTCACTTCGATTTGAGGACCATCCTTCGGTGGGCAGTAGCGAGCTTCGACATCCTCGGTCAACGGACTTGCCGCAACAGACGGAACACCATGCTCCGAATCAAACTTGGACGCGCATTCAGTGTGGTAGTCGTCCCCATCACGTTGCACGTCATTGCCGTCCGAAATCGCGCCATTGCAACCTGCACAGTACTTCATAAGTCGAGACTCTACCTTGCCCGCGTGCGGTTTCGTATACGGAAACCTCGGATTTCACCGATTCGGCTACCATTCTGCCCCCATGAAGACCATGTTCGTGGTGGCGTTCCTAGCCCTTTCGTCCTGCGTGCCTTGGGGCAACTACCGCATCGTGCCAAGCGGTGGCGTGAGCTACGATCCGTTGACCGGTAATCAGTTCTACCATGTCGGGGCAACGCTCGCTCCTGGCTTCCACATGGACGACGAGTCCAAGGAGATCTTCAGGGGACGGACGGGATCCGGCGGAGCGGGGACTGCCGAACGCGTGACCTCGCTGACAGCTGACGCCGCGAAGGAACGCGCAGCCGCACAGGGACTGCGGGATCAGATCGTTCACATCGAAGGTGACCTGTCCACTCGCACGCGCGAACGGGACGCGATCTCGCGTGATCTAGTCGACCGCACCCGAGAGTTGACGGAACGAACCGCGGAGGTTGCCAAGTTGCGCGTCGAACTGACGGAATCGGAGGACTACTACCGATACTTCCAGGCCATCTGGGAACGCTACGGCCTGTTCGGCATCGTGGTCGTGCTGATCTTCGGCCTGATCGGGCTCCGGATCTGGTCTAGGCGGATCAGGGTTCCGAAGCCAGCAACCACGGAATGACACTTCAAAGCCGGCGACGTTCCGTATACGGTAAGCTGTCCAAGCCAACGGCATCAGGCCGGTTTTCATCCCGTGACTAGGAGTCCATCATGAATCGTCGACTGTTCTCGCTGTCCGCTATTGCGGCTCTCATCCCCTTCTCGTTCCGATCTTCGCTTGACTCCAAGCCCAAGAAGGACGAAGCGCAAGCCGAGGTCAATAGTTGGAAGGCCGAATGCCTCGAAGCCCTGCATGGAACCGATGCGACTTCCGTTGGCGGTCTGATCGCACATCAGCGGGCCGAGATCGGTAGCGTGGCCGACACTCTCCAAGAAGTCGCGAAGGAACGCGACGAACTCAAGGCCGAGAACGAGCGCCTGATGGGTGCGATGTACTCTGCATGGTTTTTGATCTTTGATGCCTACGAATCTGTGAGGGTCGAAGGCGAAGCCGACGATGGGCGCCCGAATAGGGTCAAGTTCGCGCGGGACTGGAAGGGACATGCAGATCGCTGGCGCGAGGATGAATGGTACCCGGCACAGAGACGCAACAAGTACATGGAGTCGAACCGGCTTGCCGCTGGGATCAAGGATGCTGCGGAGCGCGGCGTCTAGATTCTGCACACCAACAGGAGAAACAGGATGACCATGGACCGACGTGCACTTCTCGCGGGACTGATCCCGCTACCTCTGGCTGGCCTGCTGCCCAGTGCGATCCTCGCTGCGGCGTCGAAACCTCGGGGTACTACTCGGGACCGGTGGCTGCTTGACGATAGATGCTGTGGATGGCAACGAGGCGATCTCAGGCTACGGCATGGATGTCTTCATGCCGGTCCGCATCGCGGCGACTGTGCGCACTACATCGGGATTCCTGGACTATCGATGCCAGGAATACATGACGGTCCGGATGACACGGTCGACGAGTACGGCCGTCCCAATGGCTGGTGCGAAGTCTGCTGGTGTCACAAGCGACTAGACGACGCGGAGGCTGAGATTGCCCGGCTGAAAGGATCGTCGATGACCTACGGCAAATGGTTGAGCAAGCAATCGCCAGACGTGCAAGACAGCGTGCTAGGGAAAGACCGCGGAAAGCAATTCCGCGCAGGGACGTTGACACCGTACCACGGCGCCCCGTGCACAATCGAAGACATCAGGTTCGATGAGGTTCGGTCGTGACTGATGCGCATCACCAAGGAACCGTATATTGCATCGCCTGCGACGGGGCAATCAAGGTCGGATTCTCATCCAGCGATGTGAACCGCAGACGGCAAGTCCTGCAAAGTGGTAATCACTTGCCGATGACGATCGTGTTCACGTTACCTGGGTCACAGCGTACCGAAAGGCGATGCCACCGTGTTCTGAAGCGACAGTTCACGCGTCTACGTGGAGAGTGGTACGAGCCAAATCCATCGATAGAGCCCGTGGTGAGGATGATCTGCAAGAATCCTGGAGATCCGATATCGAAGCTGAACGCAAATGCTGCCGACATCATCCTCGCCCGTTTTGGACTTAGTCGAAAACAGATGGCCGTTGTGAAGGCGTGAGCACCCGAACCCTCAAGACCACTCTGCGCAAGCTCCGCGCCTTGTTCGGCGACCGTGGGTTCCAACAGGCTGGCCGCGACTTCCTCAGAACCGGCAACGAACCACCAACCAAGTGGAAGGACCGGTGCGAGGATCTGGCCGAGACCATCGCGGCGATGAAGTCCCTGGACCTGGACTACGACAAACCGGGCCCGGAAGAAGACTTCGAGGCTGTGTTGGCCCTGAAGCGCGAGGAATGGCCCCGAGTCCTGACCCCGCGCTGGTACCCCCTGTTCATCCACGCCATCCAGCACGCGCTGTGGAACTGCGTCGCTCGATTCGTGGTCATCCCGTCGGGAAGACGTTCTGGCAAAAGTGAGCGCGCGATGCGTTTCTTCGTCATGCGTGCGCTGTCGTTTCACGCCCACCCCGACGGCCGGTTCTTCGCATGTGCACCAACCCACGATCAGGCTCGGGACTTGTTCTGGGACGACATCAAGGCATTCATCCCGCCGCGGTTCATCACTGACATCTCCGAGGGTCGACTCACCATCTACCTGTGGAACGGTGCGCAGATCCGAATCCGAGGACTGGACGTGCCGTCTCGTGTTGAAGGCAAGCCGGTCGACGGCATGATCGTTGACGAGTTCGGCGACATGCGGAAGGGCGACAAGCTGTGGGAGAAGCACCTTGAAGCCGTGCTGACGGAAGTTGGTCGCGAGGGTTGGGCATGGATCTTCGGCGTGCCTCGTGGTCGGCCGCACTACAAGAAGTTCTACGACAACGCGAAGCTCGACACGCCAGACTGGCAAGACTTCGATGGGTTCACTTGGAAGTCGAAGGACATCCTGTCGCCGGCCAAGTTAGAACGGATCCAGCGGCGCACCGATCCGATGACCTTCGCCTCGGAATGGGAGGCATCGTTCGAGACTACCGGGGACCGAATCTACTACCAGTTCAGCCGCGAAGCGCACCTCGTGCACTTGGATTACGACCCACGTCTACCGATCGACGTATCCGCCGACTTCAACACTGCTCCCGGCGTCCTGATCATCTCGCAGGAGCAACCCTACACCGGGCCGAGATCCGATGTCGCCAACGTCGTCACCGCAGTCATCGGCGAAGTCTGGATCCAATCGATGTCGAATACGCCCCGGGTCATGGAGCAGTTCAACAAGGACTGGGGCCAGCACAAGGGCCGGGTCAGGTTCTTCGGCGATGCTACCGGCGGAGCGAAGAAGACAACATCCGTGCGAGGATCAGACTGGGACATCATCCGCGAGATGGCGCGAAAGCAGTTCCCCGATCGGTGTATGTTCCGGGTTCCACGCGCCAACCCACCTGAAGTATCCAGGACCAACGCCGTCAATGCCCACCTGATGGCAACCGACGGCACGGTTTCCACTCTCATCGACCCGGACAAGGCACCGCATCTCGTGACTGACTTCGAAGACGTGTGCCCGAAGGAAGGCACGCGCGAAATCGAGAAGACCCAAGGCAGCATGCTCACCCATTGTTCGGATGGATTTGGCTACCGAATTTATGCCGACTTCCCGATCGACGGGGCGCAGTACGGCGAGGATGCGCTCTGGTAGCAAGTCGGCCCGCCACCCTGGGCGAGCCGATGTCCATTGCAACCAAGCCAGCGGTCGATTGTTGTAGATCGCCGCGAGCTTAGTCAGCCGGGCTCACCCCGGCGCGGGTCAACCTTTCCTGCGACGGTGGTCCGGCGCCCAGGTGACGGGGGCCACGCCGAACAAACGTGGGCGAGTCATGAGTTCAGGCCGTGACTCGCGATACGGCTCGATGATCAGCAGGATAGGGACCGGACCGTCGATGATCACGATGTCTCCGAATCCTGCGGTGGTTGTGTCGACTACTTCGAGCATGCTGGATCGTCAGCCATTGGGCGCAAATGTGACCAGTCCCTCCGTGAATGGCATCGTGATACTCGCGTACCTCGTCTCCAGATGGAATCCGAACGGACTCGCCATGTGCTGAATCGACCCGTCTTCTCCCATCCAAGACACGCTGTAGTGTGACAGCGGTACTTTCCATCTAAAGATCTTGAGGAAGCTGGACAGGTCGAACACGACAGGATCGCAAACCATCACACTGACTTCTCTACGAGTCGGCGCTACTCGGATCGTATCGGTGGGCTGTGGCGTAGCCTCGGTTGGCAACGGTGCACGAGCGCGAAGATTGCGGGCGACCGTGGCTGCTACGACTATCGTGTTCCCCTCGACCCCGGAGATTTTGAACGGTGCATCCGAAGCCATGAGACGTTCGTAGCTGGTCATCAGGCAGACGATCGCCTTGCGTCCGCGCATGTGTTCCCATCGCGGTGGATGGTCGTACAGATCAGTTGGCACTCCGAGCGCGAGACGCTTGCCATCGTCGGACCTGATCAGAGATTTCAGGACGGCGCGGCGGTTCATGGCGACGGGCCTACCACCGCCTCATCTTGAGTAGGTCGGCGACGGCGCAGTTACCGATCCGGCGAATCTCGGAGCTTGTGTGCCGTTTGGGATTCTCGATGACCTTGTCCATCTCGGCCTGCTGGACCTTGGCGCATGCGTAGCTACCAGTGCTGAATTGCGCCTTCATCATCGCCGGGTCGATCACGTACTTCGGATCCATCCAACTGGCAAGCGTAAAGTGATCAGCCGCTGGTTTCGCTAGGTCGGAGTCCTTCGGGACGAGGATGCCACCGGGCGTCGGCATGAACTGTTCGCCGAGGAACGGCATCGGTTTTGGATTCGTAATCTTGAACGAGTGATATGGCATTATCCGCCCTCCCTTCCTGCGATGTGGACCTTCCCGCCATGTCCCATCAGTTCGATTCCTCGACTCATGAACGTCATCAGCATCATCTCCCGTTCCCTGCCAGTGGCAGCAGCGAACGCTTCCCGCTGATCTCGTGGCGTCCGCTGTTCGGAGCAGCACGAAAAGTCCGGGCAGCACTCGTCGTCGATATCGTTGTGCCGTGAATCACCGTCGACCCACGCCACCATCTGGGCTTCGCACCGATCTCGATACCCAGGATTCCGCTTCACGAGCGGGAACCTATCGCCGCAATGCATGCACGTCGTGGACGTATCGCTCTCGAACTCGTGATTGACGCAGGTTGTCATCCGCCCTACCGCCTCCGCCGCCCGCCCTTCTTCTTCGTCACCTTCTTGGGAACCACCACCTTCTTCGTGGCCTTCTTCGTCTTCTTCCTGGCCGGGATGTGTCTTGGCATGTTCTGCTCCTGTGGTTGGAATGCCGCCATCGTATACATAATTCAGAGCGAGTCGACGGTTTTGATGGAACCGAAGTCTTCGAGGAACGCGGCCACTCGTAACTCCATGTCCTGGGCCAGTCGGATCGTCACATAGACCTCACCGTCAAGGAACCGGACACCCGGACGGATCGGATCAGAGAACAACCGATCGATCGAGAGCACGTCGATCTGTTCGTCATTGGGGTAGATGCCAGCCTTCTCCATGGAATCGATCAGCGGCTTTTCGATGTTGTCGATGTCTCGCATCCGCTTGTCTGGCACCCACGCGCCGATCGTCATGTGCAGGCGTTCGTCCATTCGGAATGGCTTCACCCGCATGCATAGCATCGTGATCCGCGTTTGGTACGCTCGCCCTTTTGGGCTTATCCTCGGCTGGGTATCGCCCGGCGCGAATCGGTAGTACGTGTTGATGGTCGGCGGGTACGGCAGGATTAGCCTGATCGGCGGTCTGTCCGTCACGCCAGATCACCCTTGAACCGGGCCTCGATTCCATTCCCCATATCGATCATGGCATCCATCTTGGTCTCGTCGTCGAGGGTGCGGACGTCGGCGTGTCGTGACGCGAGCCAAGCGAAGTGTCTGCCGCCTGATGGTGATCGCGGATGGGTGTCGTCGGTGCGCACGTAGTACGGCAGTTCCAGACGGCCATCCTTCCAGAAGAACGAGTCGAAGCAGAACCGCGCGATCACGTTCATCATGTAGCGCACCTCTGCCTCCAGGAAGTCGACGCCGTATTCGGCGAACATCTTCCGCGCCGCATCCAGACCCCACCACCAGATACCGATCTCGGCCGGCGAGTGCTTGCCACGCCCCTCGAAGTTCGGCCAGGGCGTCCGACCGTTGACGACGTTGTCACGGAACTCGTTGACCTGATTGTTCAGCCGCTGCGCCGACCGGATCCCTACCTGTTTCGCAAGATCATCCTCTCCGGCAGCAAGGAGCGCCTTGACGCACTTCGCCGCAAACTTCGGGATGCGCCCCATCGCTCTGGCCTGCCCCGGATCCCACTGGTAAGTGCCTTTGTCATGGCCCGGGATCTGGAACAGGAACCGGTTCGCTGCGAAGATCACCTCCCAGCGCAGCCCTTCGTCCCATGGGTATTCCGTGTAGACCTCGCACAGCGCATCGTACACGCTGAAGTGCTGATCGTCCGCGGTGCGCATGTCGCCTTTGTCCCGCCACGGTTCTGATGGATGCGTGTAGTTGATCCACGTCTTCGTCTCGCGGTGGAAGTGCGTGCCGTTTTGCAGCACGGCCTTGGGCCAGTCCGTCTCGGTTACGACGATGCCTGTGTCCTTGTGTACGAACCGTCCGCCGTAGCGTGCGTGCGCGTAGAGTCGTCGGCGCCAGTCGTCAATCGTGCCAGTCTCCAACGGCGTCGTGACTTGCATGTACGGCCAGTGCCCGCCGGTCTGATTGCCGTCATGCGGGACGTTCTTGGTTGCGTCTTTCGATGTGGTGACGGGGCCGGTTTTACCGGTTTCAAAGTTGAACGTAAAATGGACAGACGATGCGCCTTGGCCATGCACGCACATGCCCTCGTTGAAGTCCAGATAGACATCGGCTGCGCCTGTACCGATGTACGTGCCACGCCGCATGAACACAGGCGCACTCGTCGCGGTGTGTCCGTATCCCATCGTCGCGAAGCAGTCCGCGAGCGGGCTGGTGGGCCGGATCGACACGGCGAGCTTCACCCAGCGTTCTTGAATCAGCCAAAAGTGTTGCTCAAACACGCGTCGGCCGTTGCGCTCGCTCATCCCCGGTTTCGACTTCACGAACGACTGCCCCTCCACGGTGAAGTCACCGCCTGCTGCCAGCCATGTCGCGATCGACTCGTGATAGAACGATGGGTCTGGTGTGTTCTCAATCATGTGCCTTCGCCTCCTACTCCCTTGGGTGCCCACACGTCTGCGAAGTCGGCGAGGGCGCAGGCGAGGCGGAACGTCACTTCCCGGTGTTGGTCTCGCGTGTCTACGGCAAGCTCCAAGAACTGTCGAATCTTGGCGTTGAGGGCTTCCACCGTTTCCGGGTCAGGGTCCACAACGTCGAGCGCGATAGCCGCTGATTCATTCGCTAGTTGCATGTGTCTTCTCCTACTCCCTTGGGTTCACAACTGCACTGCGTCACGAATGGCGCGTTGCCTCGTCCGCACGCTGGGCACAGCCAGCCTTGGTTTGGCCGTGTGGATGGTTCCGGTAGCGGCGTGATGTCGATCTGACTGGGACAGTTCGGGCATGTTCCAACCGTGGTGGGCGATACTTGGCCGTGCTTCGTGCAGTACAATACGCTGGTCACGACTCTTCTCCCTTGGGTGTGTTGTCTAGGGCTTGCTTCAAAATCAGCAGCGCAGTCAGGTGCGCGGCGTAGTCTCCAACCTCCGTCTCCATTAGGGGCCTCGCAGCCTCCACCACCTTCTCAGCGGCAGCGATGCGCTTGGCAGCGATGCCTAGCTGATCCCAGCGTGTATCCCCGGACGCTGGCAGTGGGATGTAGACGTTATTGATCTCGTCTCTGATCTCTTCCCATCGCTCACTCATGGTCTTCTCCTCCCTTGGGGGTGGTGTCTAGGGCGGCGAGGGCTTCGTCGTATCCACAGTCGCAAGTGAAGTTCTGCGGTCGAGTGGTCTGCCATAGGGGGCACTCAGGTCGATGCCTTGCAAACTTCACCACCTTCTCAGTGGCGGCGAGGGAGTCCCGTAGGGATTTGATGTAGACGTGCAAGTCGCCTACGTGCCACCACAAATCGTTGGTGCCCCACAGTGGATGATTCTCACGAGTCACCAGATGCCCTCTACGAACCCGATCTCGCTCACTCATGGGGGTCTCCGGGGGTTGATCTCACAACGCTGTGCCTATCCCAGCCTTCTTCTCCCGTCGTGTTGTCACTTGCCATCGATTTCTAGGTTCCTGTTCACGTCCACCAACTCGGTTGACCACAAGGCACTATACGGGTGATGTGCATCTGTTCAAGCGAATCCGGCGGGTTTCGACGGATCTGGTCCACTACGCGCCAGCATCGCCCATCAACCCACGCAATTCGTCGATCTGGGCCTGCAAGTCCTCCTCGGTGATCCGTTTCGCTTGACGGTCCAGCAGTTCCGCGTAGTCCTTCGCGCCCAACATCGAGATCTCGCCTCGTGACGCGGCCTGGATGACGAGATCCATCGCCGCGCGACATCCTGCCGCATCAATCGCTTTCGGCAACTCCAGAATGTCGGTCACCGGATCACTCGGACGACGTCTTCGGAACGATGGCGACAGGTGTAGCAACAGCCACTGGGCGGCTTCAATCGCCTTGTCCGTTGACCGCTCGATGATCTTGCCATCCTTGTCTGTCCTTGGTTTGCCTTCCTTGTCCTTCACGTTTGCCTTCTCCATCGATCGCTTCACTACCCTAGTCAACTGCGTAGACGTGAACTTAGACCGCGCTATCGTGCATCTGTGCGAAAACTCGGGGTCTTCGCGCATCCATTTGTAGAACGTAGACGACGAAACCCCGGCCGTAGATGCGGCATGTTCGTTGCATCCGAACGTGGTCAGATTGGCCAGAATGGTCGTGTCCGTCTCCTCCGACCGCTTGCTCGGTCGCCCTTCCGGCTTGCCTGTTGGTGGGGTTGCCATCGGTCAGCGTTCGATGAATGGCAAGATCGTTTCGCGGATCGCTTGCACCGGTTCGAAGCCGGGATTGTCGCCGACTAATTTGCCGTCTGCGACGTTCGACGGAAGTTGGGTTCCATCGTACTCGCACCCTCGGTCGGTTGTGTGAACTGCGATGAACCGGATGTCGCGTCGGTCTGCTGCGACTCGAATCATGTGCACTGCGGCCGTGATCATGGGGCATGCGTCTAGGGCGACGATCACGACGCGCTTGCTCGGTGCCTGCTCGGCGTCGAACATCCTGGCCAGTTCTCGGATCTGCTCCGCCTTCCAGCAGATGAACGCGGCCGATCCATCCTTGGAGTAGTCCCGGGTCCGGTTGCCAGCGAAGACCCTCACGGTGAATCCGGCTCGCTCCAGTTCCGCATGCCATGGTAGCTCCGCAGACCGTTCCGGATCGTTGCCGGGAAGAAGGAAGGCGTCCATGCGTTCCTGCGGTGGGTTAGGCATGGGATTCCTCCAAGAGTTCTGCCTTCTGGCCGGTCAGCTTCTCCCATCTGGCAATGGTGACGTCGCAATACTTTGGCTCTAGATCCATTGCGTAACAAGTGCGATCAAGTTGTTCGGCGGCAATCAGAGTGGTTCCACCGCCTAAGAACAAATCCAGTACTATATCCTTTGGGTCGCTGCTGTTACTCACCGCACCAGCAACCATCTCCACCGGTTTCTGCGCATTGTGCGATCTGTCCGCCAACTCGCGGGGAAATCGCCAGATGTTCGGCTTGCCGTTGATTGTTCGTTCCCCTACGGCTTTCTTGGCGGTCGCCCCGGCGGCTATGGGGGAATTAGCGAAAAACCAAACCATTTCGTAACACTGCTGATACATAGCGCCAATGCCACCGTCCCCCTTGTCCCAGATGCAAAGGTTCTTTTCCGTCAGCCCGGCTTCTCGGGCCATTGCTTGCAACGAAAACGCCGAGTGCCAATCACAGCAGACGTAGATATGGGCGAACAACTTGGTGAAGGCTCGGCTCTGCCTGAATACCTCCAAGAAGAACGGACGCGTCATCTTGTCGTCCACTATCCCAGCAACCCCAGTCGAGTTGCCGAATAGCGCGTACGGCGGGTCGGTGAATACCATCCGAGCCTTCTCGCCGTCCATCAGACGCTCCACGTCATCCGTCTTCGTCGAGTCACCACATAAGAGACGATGATCACCCAACGCCCACAACTGCCCGAGCTTTGCGACCGGTTCCGCTGGCGGTTCCGGGACGTCATCTTGGATCACGTCCGGTTCGCCTGCGATCTCGGCTAGCAATTCTTCCAACTCCGATTCGTCGAATCCGGTGGCTTCTAGCATCTCCGGATTCTCGGACTGAATCGACGCCAGCAGCTTCGCTAGGGTCTCGTCACTCCACTCGGCCATTTCGCTGCTACGATTATCGATTATGCCGTAAGCAGTTGCGGCAAGGTCAGGCTCGTCGATCACCACCGCGGCGATGGTCTTCCACCCCAGCTTCCTGGCGACGATCAGGCGCGCGTTCCCGGCCCGAACGATCATGCCGTCCTTCTGGACGACGATCGGCTGCCGCTGGCCGTACTTCTTCAACGAAGTCCTGATCACTTCCAGGTTGTCTTCGTCGTGGATCCTGGCGTTGGTGGGATCGAGCGTGAACTCGTCCACGGGCCGCGCCAGCGACCGTAGCTGTTCGACGATGTGCGTGTTGTCAGACGACATCGTTTCCCGAGATCGGTTCGATGGTGCGTCCGCCGCTGTCTCGCCTGAATCCTATGACCGGAGCAATGCGCGCAGTAGCTTGGCCTTCAGCGTAGCCATGGGCGCGGACCTTGGCCTGTTCCTGCGTCAGTCCATGAGGGTGGTCTCCAATGCAGTGAATCGGAAACCACAGACCGTCGCCATCGTCAAGTTCGACGATGTAGCGTTGTGCTTGGTCTTCTCTCATCCAGCGACCCCTCTCAGGTCCGCTGTCCTGTTCGCCCCTCTCAGGGCGGGCAGCATGTTCGTCACTTGGTTCTCGTTTCCAGCCTCTCAGCCGGGTCGGGTTGTTCCAGACGATGGGAACCTACAACGAATCGGGCCCCGTGTCCAGTCAGGGCGCTTCGGCGTCGACTTGGATCATCTTCCCCTCGATCCATGAATGGAGGCACTGGGGCCAGCAGAGTAGGGCGCCGCCAGCTTCGACGTCGCCGGTGTCTTCGTCTACTTCCCACAGGTACTCACCATCGGTGACGATCTCGGAGAGGCATCGTTTCGAGCCAGTTCCGACACCGTAGCGGTTCAGCAACACCCACGGCTTGTCGTAGCCAACGTGCTCGCCGCAGTAGTCGCATCGGGTTCGGTACGGGGACTTATCGGCCATGGATCGTCATAGAGCGTCACGTTCCCGCTGCTCTCGGATCCGCAGCGATGCTTGTTGGAGGGCATGACCGGCTTGGTATAGAGCGCAGGCGAGACACGGTTCGAATACCTTGTGGCCATCCGTGAACTCGATCTCCTTGCAGCCGCATCCGCGGTAAGTGGCGGACGTGACGCCTGAAAATTCCGGTGCTTCGTGCTCGTCGGTCATCGGTTCACGACTCCCGCTCAACGGTCCATGTCTTCACGTAGATCGAACAACTTCTGTGCTTGATCTCGTACCTCGCCGGGTCGTCACCGATCGGGTGCGGCGACGGTGCCAAGTGCGGCGTCAGATCACCGTACACGCCATCGCACCAAGCCTTGTAGCATCGTTCCGCCGCTTCCTGTGCAGTCGCAAAAATCGCGTGCACAGTCGTGCCTTCGTAATCCCACGACTCCATAGCTAGGTAGATCCGGAACTTGCCGGGTGGTAGTTCGGTCGCTTCGCGCTCGTCGCTCATACCCGCCTCCCACACAGCACACGCTCCTGCCCGTTCTCCCATGGTACGGGGCGCAGGTTGATGCCATCGATGCGGATCTGGTTCGTGCATGCGACCATGTTGCTGCCGAGCATCGGAATCAGGACGCGGCCGGAGCCGTGCGGGATCGACATGAACGAGACCTCGCCCCAGTCCGATTCCGCAACGGGGAACGTGATGGCCTTCGCGGTCTTCCAATCCCTTGGCAGCGACACGCGGGAATAGCCCCCACCGTTGACTTCGGTGCCGTCTTGGTGGTGTAGCCCGATTCCATTGGGGTCGGGGATAGCCTTCTTCGGCGCGGCAACCTTGCCGTCGGTGATCCTACGAAGGACCGTCACGGACGCTACCGCGCCGCCGAACAGCGCCAAGAACTCTCGTCTGGTTGGTCTCATGGTTCATCGGCCGGCGAACTGTCCGGCCCCTCTGGCTTGGATTCTAACGGGATGGGCGCAGCCAATGCAGTATCCAATCGAGCCAAGATGTCCCGATCGACAATCATCTCCTGGAAGTGATCGTATGTCGTGGTTTCGTAGGCGCTGTCCGCCAGTTCCTTCGCGATCGTCTCAACCGTCTCCGTCTTCGCTGCATGTGCCTGCCTGACCAGTCCTGCCGTCTGCTGGACAGTCGACTTGACCAGACGCTCCAGGTAATTGCCTGCGCCGAGTAGGTCCGTCGATCCGATGTGGAACTTGGCGTCCATCGGGAACTTCCACACCTGGGCGAGACGGATCACGCGCCTGGCATGTTCCTCCATGGATACTTGTAGGTCTTCGTCAGTCATTGGCTACCGCTGGTCATGTTGGTACACTCACCTTGTTGTATACGCACAGGTCGCGGCCGTGTTGGCGCCGGTAAGTGCGAGACGGGCCTGTCTGTGTTGGGTCAAACACTTCGCACCCCGATTCATCCAGCATCTGCATCGCAAACAACGCCGGTTCGCAGATCCTGCTCGCGCCGGTCTTCTGCTTCGGCGAGATGTCAGGATGAGGCATGTTCCAACGGGCCCGGTTGAAGTACGGACCCAAGTCGACGTGCTGCACATCGCCGTGATGGCCGACCACGAGTTGACAGTTGAAGATCGGGCCGAGGATCCGTGCCATGCCACCCACCTTCTTGCGCATGAAGTCGGTGAAGATGATCCACCACTTCGACCCTGGCGACGGGTTGACAAACTCGTCGTTCCGAGCCTCTTCGCCTTCTAGGTCGATGAACTTGACGACGTGACCGAACGAGGTGTAGGTGCCCGACGTCATGGCGTGCTCAACGGCGCCTACCGCATCGTCTGGAACCGCCAGCTTCTCCTTGAACTCGAACCATGCCACTTCGATGTCATCAGGAACCGCGATGCGGCGCCCCAGGATTGGCTCCGTGCACGGATGCTCGGTCCGGTAGTCGGCGCAGTTCGTGATCTCGAACACGACCGCATCCTTCACCATCGGCATCTCGCGTTCCTTGGTTTCCTTGCCGTCGCGCATGTTGAACAGCGGGAACCAGTCCTCCACGAGTAGTTGGTCGAAGAACAGCATCAGTCCGGGCTCGGCGCGGACGTTTCCTGCTCGAAGCGGAGCAGACCATCGGCCTTCGCCTTCTCACGAACTTCCGCTGGCCATGCGCTGACGTCGTCGCCGAACATGGATCCCAGGACGCCTATCTTGTCGCTCTCGCTGGGCGTGAGCAGAGGAACCGGGGCTGGCGGAAGGTCGAACGATCTCATCTCCGTTTGCGACAGGATCTCTTCTATCCACGAGTCGGCCAGCCGTTGCGCCGTTACCTCGCAGAACCGAATCAACCTGGAGTCTCCGGCCTTGTAGTCCAAGCCCTTGCGGGTAGTTGGAACACCTAGACCTTGGATCTCCCACTTGCCATTCCTCGCAGTGATGAGCAAACGGTGTGGTCGCACCTTGCGGTTGTCGTCGCTCGCCGCAGCGTCGCACGGATCCATCCCTGGCGTGAGTTCGATTCGGAACGTCACCGCATCGATCTTCGCAAGCTTCTCGGTCTTCGGTTCTTCCGTCTTCATATCTTCGGTCGCTGTCATCTCGTCTCAGTCTCCTTTGCGTTTGGTTTCGACAAGTCCGCGTAGAAGGCGACAGCCTCCTCTAGAACTTGGCGACCGCGCGCTGTGATGGTGTATTCGTTTACGGTTGTGCCGTGTCCATCCCTGGACCGTGGCGTTCTGTGGGTTGCGACGTAGTCACAATCATCCATGCCAGAAAGCATGTTCAGGAAGGCCGCGACGGAAGGCACCCATGCAACTTCGGCCCTGATGTCTTCGCCAGCTTTCGGTTCAGTCGGCGACAGCATGGACAGGATGTGGATTCGGATGTGGGTGCTCGATGGGTCTGGGCGGTTGGTCATGGTAAACGCACCGGACAGGGTTCGGGAAAAGGGGAAGAAGGAGAGTCAACTCCTGCCCGGTGCCAAATGTGGTTATGTGGTTCGCTCGATTCTCATGGGTCTCTTGGCGACTGGCTCGATCTCAGGCTCTGGGCATCTCAAGAAGTGGCTCGTTCGATCATGTTGGGTATCAACTCCTATGGCTCACTCTGAGGTAGTGTGTATCACCAGTGGTGGTTCGATCTAATGTTGTGGGTGTTACCTGTCATGGCTCGATCTTGCGTTATGGGTATCGCCTACGGTGGCTAGCTCCTAGATGATGAGTATCGGAGGGGTTGGCTCACTCAGAGGGTTTGGGTATCGCTCATCTTGGCTCGATCCTCAACTTTGTGCATTCTACTTCATGGCTCGTTCTCATCGTGTGTGTGTCATTCGAACTGACTCGTTCTGATGTCCTGGGTGTCGTGGGTTCTGACTACAGTTTGTCTAGGTTGGGCGGCGGGATGAAATGGGTATGCCCCCCTTGGCAAAGGGCCCAGGGGCGCGGGGGTTCTTCGCCGTCGTGCGAGAGCATGTAGCCGACGTGGTGATAGTGGCTGAGGAATAATTTGACAACACGGCGCTTGGCGCGAGCGAACAAGTGGGCCGGTGGCAACATCGGCTGTCCGCTTCCGGGATCGCCTGCCAGTTTCTTCGCCATTCCCATACGCTTGCTCGACTCCGCCTTTCGAATGTCTTTCGCGTTGACAGAAGTAAGGCATCCCGCATACCACAAGTGCGCGTCGGTGTCCTTGCCGATCTTGAAGCGTTCGAGTTTGTCATACGCCTGCTGTATGTACTCGCCAGCGATATTCCGCCGGTCTTCTTCGACCCTGTACTCGGCGTACAGCTTGCCGTAGAAGGCGTCTGGATTACCCGAGACCTTGCAGAAGCTCTCCCCGATCTTCCAGCACAGAGTTTTGAGCGGCGTGTTCCACGGCCGCCGGTTCAGCGCCTTCACCAACGTCGTCCAGTTGAGCGGCTTGGCGTAGCGTTCAATCGTGGCTGGCTTGCGCCGGAAGTGTTCGCACGCCATGACGAGATGCTCGTAGGACACCTTGTCGGGCCGCCCGCCGAGGCACGCTTCCAGTTCCTTCGCCGTCTCGGTTGCACCGGTCCACTTCACCCGTGGATCCAATCCTGCGAACGACCAGATGTGTCCTGCGGTCGGCGCCTGCGCCATGTCGATGTGCGCGAGCAATCCGGCTGCGATAACAGGGCCAATTCCCACGTTCGATCGGGCCCAGATCCCAAGAGGGTGGTGGCCGGAGTAGATGTCCAGGAACGTCCTGACCCGGCTTTCCATGCACCTTCCCTGCGCAGCGAGCCAAGCCACCGCACCGGACGGGCCTTCCGTATCAGCGCCGTCCTTCACCGCCCGCTCCTGATTCGCCGACCGCTTCCGATCCTCCTGCATCTGGTAGTAGTAGTCGACCAGGTACCGGGCCTCTTGCACGTTCAAGGTCTTCACGGCTTCGCGTAGATCCTTCGTTATCCGCTGAACAGCGGGGGTCAGGTCTAACGCGGTCTGCACACTCGTATCGGTCATGGTTGTTATCCTGTTTGGTTCACTTGTTCTGTTTGGGTATCGCTCGTACTGGTTCGCTCACGACGTCTGGGTATCTCAGCTATTGGCTCACTCACCCGACTTGGATATCGGCCCTCATGGTTCACTCATCGCATCTGGGTATCGGTGGCCCTGGTTCACTCTTGTTTTCTGTGCATCGGTCATCGTGGTTCGTTCGTGCCTAGTGGGCGTCACTCGGTGTGGCTCACTCTGTCGAATTGGGCATCGTGGCATGTGGTTCGTTTCGAGTCCTTGTGTTTCAACGATCCTGACTCACTCCGTGGGGGTGGGTATCATGTTGGATGGTTCACTCTGTGGTTTTAGGCATCCGGTCGGCTGGTTCGCTCATATGGTGTGGGTATCTGTTTCTTTGACTCGCTCGAACGATTTGGACATCAGTATCCTTGGCTCGATCGCCGGTTGTGTGGATCAATCGTTGCACTTGGGTGTTCGTTCACGTGGTTCACTCGCTGTGCGTGGGTATCGAGGGCTGTGGTTCGCTCTCAACGGGTGTGTATCGGGCGTGATGGCTCACTCTTCTTGCCTGGGTGTCTGGGTCTCTGGTTCGATCGACGTCTGTGGGTATCGCAGAGTCTGGCTCATTCATCGTCTCTGGGTTTCGGGGGAGTTGGTTCGCTCATGTGGTATGGGTGTCGACGTGGATGGCTCGTTCGGAGTGACTGAGTATCGCAACGATTGGCTCACTCATTCTCGGTGGGTATCGCGGGGCTTGGTTCGCTCTGAGAGCATGTGTATCGGACTGTCTGGCTCACTCATATGCCTTGGGTGTCGGTTTGTTTGGTTCACTCTGTTCTCGTACGCATCCATCCTCGATGAACACGCCTGGGCCTTCCGGGTCTTCGTCTACGATCTCAAGGATGACTTGGTACCCTCGCTCTGCGGCCATGGTTCGAATGACGGTGAGCGAATCCGAATCTAGCAGCGAAGCGTCGCGCACGAACAGGAGCTTGATCCCAGGGCTGCCCGCAATGGCTAACTCAATCGATGCTTTCAACTGTTCCGCGCTGGACGCCTGCGTGAACGATACCGTTCCGAGCATCAGGGTCTTCGCGTCCGCGTCGTAGCTCATTGCGGCCACCGGGAACTCCGCGCCCTCCAGAATCGTTGCGCGCTTCGACCGAATCTCCTTCACCCGATGTTCGGCGCCGTCGTGCAGTTTCTTCGCGGCGCAGAACGCCGTGTTGAGATCCCTCTCGTTCTTGTGTGCCGCGACTGCTCCAGCCTGGGTCTCTGCAAGGTCCAAAGCCTTCTGCGCACCGTCAAGATCCGGTTGGCGATTGTCGGCGAGGTATTTCGTGTGCGCGACAATCGCCCCTTGGGTTCGCGTCAACTGCTCTTGGCGTTCGCCAATCTGCGTGGTCCGCGCTGCGATCTCTTCGGTCAGCGTCGTGATATATCCCTTCACACGATCGATGTCGCGCACGGCATAGTCCAAACTCTCCTTCTCCGACGTGTGTAGCAAAAAGTAATCGGTCTCCGTCTTCAGTGCTACCGCCGCATCCGAGATGGATGGCGCGTCCTTGTCGAGTGCGGGAAGATCATCCGCCGCGGTTCTGTGGGCGCCTTGCGCCCGCTTCATATCTCGACCAAGATCCCGTCGAACCTCCGTCGCCCGTTCTTCCTTGTCGTCCAGTTCTCTCAGTGGTTCGGCTAACCCTGTCATGGCGAGAACCTGCGCGGCCTGATCCTCGGGTCGAAGCATGAGGAACTGGCACGGGTCGACGAACTGGGACACGAGCGAGTCCAACAGCTTCTGCGGCGACTTGATCGTGGTGCCATCGCTGGACCGTCGCACTTCGAGCTTGGTGCCGGTCTCGTCCCAGGTCCGCTTGACTAGGATGTCACCAAAGTCGAGCATGACCGACGCTTCTTCCGCGCCTTCCTTGATGGGTCGATCCGGCGACACGCGGCCACCGCCCAAGGCCGCCCAGATCGCCCAAATCACGCTCGTCTTGCCAGCAGCATTCGCACCGCGTAGTTCGATCGTTCCAGACTCGTCCGGTTTGAGTTCGACAAGACTGACACGCATGAAATCACGGACGCGAAGCCCGATCAGTGTCAGGTCGGAGAAGGTCTCTTCAGTCATGGCCGTTCCTTTTTCGTGTTCTAGCTGACCAACTCGATCAGCCTGTGTGCAGTATGGGGGTCAGGTTGGTTTGTTCAACTGGAATCTTGAGGTTTCGTCGAATCCATCATCGTAGAAGTCGGTGCAGGCAGCACCGTTATTGGGTTGGTGTTTGCCTCGAACGAAGACGCAAACCAGATAGGCCAAGCCGGCTCCTGACCGGCGGTATTTGTTCTGGGCTGCCTGCACCTTGGTTCATTTGTCGTGGGAAACTATGCCATGCCTGCTTTGCCAAGCCGTGCCGTACCGCGCCCTGCCAAGCCACACCGTGCCATGCCTGCATTGCCTTGCCATGCCCGCCCTCGCCATGCCTTGCCTATCCACACCGCGCTACGCCTGCCGTGCCGTGCCGGACCGAGCCACGCCCTGCCCCGCCTCGCCTGCCGTGCCGTGCCGCGCCTCGCCATGCCGGGCCAGGCCCCGCCGCGCCCCGCCTGCCGTGCCGTGCCGGACCGAGCCACGCCCTGCCCCGCCTCGCCGTGCCACGCCGCGCATTGCCTGCCGTGCCTCGCAGTACCTGCCTTGCCCAGCCTCACGACGCCGGGCCTTGACGCTCAGATTCTAGGAGATCCTGAGCCCTCTTGATGCCTTTCAACGCCTTCCTCAGGTTAGGTGAACCCTTCGGACCCTTGGCAAGCACATCGACATTCTCATGGGCCGCGTGCAGCGCCGACAACGCCTGACCCATCGCTCGATCGTGTTCGTCCTGCACCATCACACCCGGGAACTGGTAGTAGCCCTCTTGACTTTCCTCACCCTCCCGCCGGATTGATGGGACGTTGACCAACCGTTCCGCCAAACCATCATGACTGATGACGACGGTCCGGCATATTTGCCGCGCAATGTCGAGGTTGAATTCCCGTGCCGCCTTCTCCACATCCCACTCAAACAGCGAGTGGCACGGAGCATCCGGCGGAGTCGCCTCGGCCAGCACAGTGCTGGCCTTGAGGTTCCCATCGCGGTCATAGATAGCCTGCAAGGCTGCCAGTTGTTCGTCGTTCATCATTTGGTATCATCTACTTCGAAGGTACCCCACCCCACCCCATCGCTCTTCTTGGAGAAGGGACGACCCTCCCCGACTCCAACTTGGAGCCCTGCGCGATGCATCAGGTTGAGCACGTCTTGTGCTGAGAACTGGTCGCCATCGAACGTGACCTTGACCTTGGCCGTCCACTTTCGCCACATTGGGCGGATGGCGATGGTAACGGTACCCTGTCCGATCCGGACGGGGGACTCGTTCCGTTCTGGTTTACCATAGATGCGGACAAGCGGCGTCCCTTCGTCAGCATCGAATCCGTCGGGCTCGATGAACACCGACATTCTAGCCATCGTCATCTCGATGCCGACGAGTTTGCACGCTCGGATGCACGCGCTACGGAATGCTGGCGCAGGGATGCCGATCCACCCCTCCGTCGAGTAGTGGATGGCGCTCTCGTAGTCCGCATCGACGTCGCGCGGCTTTGTCTTTTTGCGGTTCTTCGACTTGGCCCCATCCACCTGCGCTTGTAGCATCTCCTGGCTAACCTTCGCAGAGAACTTATGCTGCACGTATGGCGCAGTTCCACGAATCGGAATCTTGATGGTTTGGAGATTCGGACGGGGGATTACTAGCCTTTCTACTTTGTCTGCCATTGTCGTTTTCCTTCCCTTGCGGGCCTGTGGATTGATGGCGCCCATGGCTGGGCTGTAAAGAGGTAACAGCTACCTCAAGATGGTGCCGCCGCGAGGAATCGAACCTCGCCACCAGGAGGATGAAAGCAGACCTCCGGCTCAACCATTGGCGGCAAATTTGCATCAGATGAACCCCCAGAATCCAGACACTCCCCAAAAGCACCCAACGAACGCCGCCACCAACAAGACCAGCGCCACGCCTGACATCTTGTGGTCGACGCCGTAATCCCAGTCGATCGGTTCCTGTTCTTTCGGCCACTCTCGGGGGTGGTGTGTCATGTCTTGCCTCTTATGTCGGTCGGAATCTTCCAAGGGTTTCATTCACCGACGCAGCGATGATGTGATCTACGGCATCGGATACCTTGTCCATCAACGCTTCCCGGTTCCTGCACTCCTCCGGTGACGGGTCGTACGGGAACTCGCCGCCGATCAATTCGCTCAGGACGTTGACCGCCTTCGCTTTCGCCGATGGCTCCGGTAGTTGGAACCCTCCCGGACTTTTGCCGGTGGGCGTGTCGTCCCGATACGCTGACAGTCCGTCCCTATCTGTCCCGCAGACGAGCAGTTCGAACGCTTGCCATTCCTTCTTGTCGTAGTCGGGAGTACCGACGGCCTTCGTCCACAGCTTGTGAAGGGCCGACCAGACTGGTTTCGGTTCCTGTGGCATGGCTAGTCCTCCGATCTGATGATGGTTGGAATCATGATCGCCGCTTCCTCGTCAGTGATCCACCGGGACGGCTCGCACCCGTGTGGACATTTCATCTTCTCGACCATACCGAACAGTCGGCAGATTCTCGGGCGCCCCTCGTAGCCCTTGCACTTGCCACTCTCGACATCTAGAGCGGGGCAGTAGCCACCTTCCTGTAGCTGCAAGATGAACATGGTGGGAAACATCGGAAACGGACTCACGCTGTAGGTCTCGCCGCTGGCGTCTTGGAGAGTCGCCACCTGTTCCGCGGTCATGGGGACTGGGCCGCACGAGTCCTGGCAGAGTCCTTTGCATTCGAGTGTCGGTTCCTGACCGCGTTGTTCGACGGTCTTCATGTTCTAGTTCAGTTGAAGGTGGTTGTGGTGCGCAGCACTCTCGATGCTCTCCCCGTTGAGGAACATCCGAATGGCGCAAGCCATGTCCAAGTCGCTGCCGTTGTAGCCGAGGAATCGGATGCGTTCTTCTGCGGCGGCTTTCCACCCATCGCTCAGATCGCGGCTAGTGAAGACGTATCCGGCGCCGGTCTCGTAGATCCCGCCATTCCATTCGATCTGCGTATGGAGGTAGATCGTCGAGTCGGTAGAACCGTCGAAGGTCGTTCCCTGGAACGCGTTCGCGATCACGTCGACTTCCGTTTGCATCGGTCCATCGGTCCAACGGATCCGGAAAGTGTTGTAGCCGTCCTTGCGAACGCTGAATTTCACGCCGGGAAAAGTCGTCTTCAGTGCGGCGCGGAGCGCCTTGCCGGTGTCGTTGGGAGAGAGGGTTTCGATCGTTTTGGTCATGTTCCGTGTTCCTGGTTCTGCTGACCAACTTGGCCAACGGGTATCAATATAGGGGAGGGGTGGGATTGTTCAAGCCTTCTCCACCTTTTTCGGCGGATCGGTGTATTCCGCCACGCCGGATACGACGAGCCGTTCCAAGATGTCCCCAGGGACGTCCCACAGGCCCAGTGCGCCCTTGCAGGGGATTGGCGTCTCGATCGCCCTTGGTCTCGCTAGGAGCCAGTGTACCGCTACTGGGCCCGCCCAACGCGACGTGGGGTGGGGTCCGACACCTACGACTTCGGCCGTGCCGATAATCGCACCCTCCTCCGATACTCATGTTCGAGGCGGCGCCGGCACGTCCGACACGTCCGACGCAACCTAGCGACGACTCCCCTCTTGCGGCGTTGTCGATAGGTGTTTTCTGGCGTGAACTCGTGGCCGCGTTTGCAGTGGGTCTTCTTCGCGTTCCGGGCCGCAGGCCCATTACCTCGCAGGACGTTCACCCGATTGGTCACGGGCTCTAGGTGAGCCGGATTCACGCACAGCCGGTTCCGACACAGGTGGTCGATGGTCAGCCCTGGAGGGATCTCCAAGCCGTGAATCACCGTGTAAGAGAATCGGTGAGCCAGTTGGTGCCGATGCTTTACCCAAAACTGGCCGTAGCCGGTGCTCCCTGTTGTGCCCCCGGTCCACTCCCAGCATCCGTCAGGTCTCTTCTCGACCTTCGCCCAGAACCGTTCTTCGATTGTCTTCACGTTGCACCTCCAAGTGATGCGTCCAAGAAAACCACCGCTGGGCAGGGCGGCTTGGAACCACCCCCCGCGATCGACGGTTGCCCGCGATGGAGAAGGCCAGTCTACCACGCCAAAGAGTGTTGGTGTCTAGTCTTCCAGGGCATCGCGCACCTCGCGGATGGTCAGGGCCTTCATTCTTGGAACTCCTGGAGCCGCTTGTAGGCCGTAAGGATGCGAACCACGTCGCCGCTGATCGCAGCCTCTTCGGCCTCCTTCAAGGCTTGGTCGCACATCGCCACGAGGAACCCGCCCGAGGGGCCGATCTCGGCTGCGTGCCCTCTGATCGTGCGGACGCGGGCCTGCTGAACTGGAAAGTCTTCGCCTACGGTCGTCGTCATCGGATCTTCTCCTACTGCTTGAACTTATGCCGATTGAATCCTTCCTCGTAGACCTTGCCTGACCTGACGACGAGACCCTTGATGGCACCGCGCTTGATGTTGCGGCGCAGAGAAGCCGACGCGTAGTCGTCGCCACGAGTGAACTCTTGCAGCGTGATCCCTGGCTTGGCTTTGACGGCGGCGAGCAGGGCGCGGGCCTGCTCCTTGAACGGTGACCACCTCTCGCTCTTGGCGTTGCCTGCCTCTGCGAAGGTCTTGTGTTGGATTTTCAGGACTGCGCGAATGCCGAGTCCATCAACGCGCCAACGCAGAGGCGATCGTGCACGAATGACTTCGCCCTCGTCGTCAACCGTGAACTCCCCGATTCCGGCAAGGTGCAGCGCACGATCCCATTCGTAGCTGTCGCCCTGTTTCCGCTTCGGCACTGCGACGTAGATTTGAGTGGCATAGCCTTTCCAGCGAGTCGCTTGCGTGACCACTGCGATTGACCGGGACAGCTTGGCCTCGGTTACGATCGTGTCCCGACCTCTGGTCGAGACGATGTCGGCAGTCCACCCCTCGTAGAAGACTTCCTTGAACGTCTCGTACCCTTCATCTTCTTGGAAAGCGATGACTGCGAGAGCTATCTCGACCTCGGTTCTCGTCATGGGGAGCATCCCGTTTTGACCGCTTCCAGTGCCTGCCGCAACCACCACAGAATGTGTGTGATCTCCGAGAAATGGAGATGTCCGCGGTCGACGGTTGCCTCTTTCGGGATGCCTCCCCAACTGCACGACAGGATGTAGCCAGCGTCACGACAGTCGTTGTACTCCAGCTTCATACCATCGCGAATATAGGAAGCGAGACTCCGTTGCTCCCGCAGTCCGCTGGACCCGGTGCGTCTATGAAGGTGGCGGACGTGAATCGTGCGGCTCTCAAGTGCCGCGTTTCTTTCCTGGACGAATAGAGTGCTGCGGCCCTGCGAATCGAGGACGAATGCACGGCGGTCGTCGTGTCGATCATCCAATGGACATGGAACGAAGAATGCTGAGTTGTCCAAATCGTTCCAGACGATCGGGTTCCTGCGATCATGGGCACCGTGCTGTAAGGCGTGGTGAATTCTGTCTACACAGCGAGCGTGCCGTTTCACAAACTCGCCCAAGAGGCGATCCAAAGCCCATTCGACGCAGAGGAATTCGCCGCTATCCCAATCGTTGTGTACTAGTAGAGACAGGAACCGCGCAGCACCCGACGCGGCAGCCGATGTATCGAAATCCCCGCGCTCATTTCGACCGCTTGCGCAGATCTTTCGGAGTCGCCATGCCGCGTTGGTCGCGTAGTCCTCGGCACGTTCGTGTTGGGCTTCGCGATCTCGGATCCCACGTCGGAGCTTCTTCAACGTATTTCTGTTCACGGCCCCCCTCCCGCAGCCCGGGCCTTGTCGTCAGATTCAATCCGTCGCCTCCCGTTCTCGAAGAGCTTGACCATCTCGCGGTAGGTCCACTTCGTGCCGTCACGGTGGTATCCGCTGTCACACCACGGACAGACGGCACTCCCGCCGACGCTCAACTCCTCCACAGGCTTCTCGCAGTAGATGCAGAGGAACGCAGGGTTGAACTCGGTTGTCTTCATGGCTCAGAAAGGCAAAAAATCCTCTTCGGTCTTCGATTCCAGGGCGCCAAGCAATCCGGACAGCGTGTCGATGTGAAGTTCTCCGAGATCGGTGCACGACTTGCCAAGCACGAGGCTGGCTTCGCGCATAACTGAGGCACGGTTGATTTGCAACCGCTCTGTCTGCTTCGCGATGTCCTCCATGATGATGTCGCGGTCGGAATTGGGCGGCGGGTTTTCCACGCCCTGATCCTTCGACTCATCGGCGGCGCGTTCCGCGTCAATCCGTCTCGCTCGCTCGCCGTGCGCCTGTTCGGCACCCTCGAAGGTGCCCGGAGCGGCGCCGCCTCCTGCGCTCGTTCGGATTCCGAGCTTGGATCCGCAGTGGGGGCAATCCTCTGGAGCAGACCCGGTGAATTCCACCGGCTGGTCGCACGTGCCGCACGGCATCACCGTCAGGTCGCCGTCGTCGTCATGCGCGACACCACCACGGTTGGCGTCAACCTCCGTCTGCGCGTCGGGGTATCCGTCGTCCGCTGCCCCATCGTCCGTCGGGTCGGTGATTCCAAGCTGCGCCTTCAACGCTCCGACCCCGCTGCCTGCGACGTCGTGCACGATCACGTCGGCCTCCTTGAACTCCTCTTCCAACTCCTGACTGATCGCGTCTTCGAGGGCGTCGGTCAGCGGAACCTGCCCGCCGTTGTGGTGCGATCGGATTACCGACTTGCACGACATCGCCGCGTAATTGTCCTTCCAAAAGGATCCGGTCGGCTTCTGCGACTTCGCACGCGCTGCCTCGATCTGCTCACGGTTGAACACATGGATCAGCGGGTAATCCATCGCTGCCTTGAGATAGACCCGCGAGTACGCGTGCGTCACCTTGTCGCCGGTCTTGCTCTTCGCATTTTCGATGTGTCGGATGGTGTGGTTGCCGTGGTCAACGTGGAAATCGTCGCCGTCGTACACCACCTTCGCTTCGGCCAGCGCAACCATTGGATGATCCCGACTCAGCTTGAGCAGGCCCTTGTAGCCCAGCATCGGCGACACCTCTTGTCGCGGCTTGTTGTTCTCGTCCCGGTTGTGCTTGTTGTATCGCGGAATCAGGTACATGTGACCCATCGGGCCCGGCATGCATCCGGTCAGCGCGCACAGGATCACCGCGTCCATCATCGATTCGCGGGTGCATTCCAGCAACTCGGGCTGGCGTCGACTCTGCGTCTTCACGATGGCGAGGAACCGCGCGATCTTCGGCTTGCCGACCAACTCAATCAGCGCATCCGACTTCTGTTTGAGCAATAGGTCGAGACTGGTTCGGTTCCCGACCGGCGCCAGCATGAACGCTTCCTTCTCGGCCTCCGTCGGTGGCTTCTTCTCAGCAGGAGGTGCGTCCGCTTCGACTGTCTGTTCTTCCGTCATGATCCCGACCCCCTTGTGAAGATGCGTCGGATCATAGCGATGATTCCCACACGGAATCGGTGCTTCATGTGATGCGCCAATGCCGCGCACTGTTCTTCAACGTAGGCGATCTCCTTGTAGCTACTCCGATCATCGCATCCGACATCCATCCCTGGGACATAGTCATCATAGTGGGCGCAGTCGAATCCTAGCCACCACACGTCATCCGGTTCGCCCGGTTCTACGATGTGGCAGATGTGATGCTCCGGTTCCGATTCTCCTTTTGGATCACACGATTCCGAAAACGTCAACTCCACGTTGTCGGGATGTGGATCCACGCTGTCGTAGTGGGCACCATGCGCGGGATGCCCTGGAGGCACACCAACGTATCCACACAACGCCCCTCTGCGGCTACGGACAATCAGGCAAGGCATGTCGGTCGATGCATCTGGCCACTGCTTCTTGTCGGGTTCGTCGACCCAGGGACCAGCGCCCCATTGTTCCAACTTGTCCGTGCGTGTCCTGTACTCGATGGTCTTCATGATTCTTCCTGTTCGTTTTCTTGGTTCAACGCCGGAACGCCCGGCGTCACTGCTCCCACTATAGCGGTCAGTGCCTTCTTTACCCGCATGACTCGCCAAGTCTTCTGGGTTTTGAACTCCTGTCGCAACTCTTCGAGCGTGTAACTCCTGTCGGGCGTACGTTCGCACTGAACCTCGATCCTCCCGGTGTCCCAACTGAAGCTGCTCTGGTGCTTGTAGGACAGCAACGTCTCGACGATCGGCTTGCCGTCCTTGTCCAACTTTCCGGTTGCCTTATCGAACCGTTCGTTGTTGCCGAGCGCCTTGTGAAGGATCGGGCGAAGGGCTTTGCACTTCTTCTCCGCAAGATTCTCCAACTGCTTGTACGCAGCGTACTCCAACATCGCCTGTTCCGCATCCGCGTCCGCCATGACCGCGACCCCGTTCGATGTGGGATACGCGAAGTCGAGATCTTCCTGGGCCAGCGTCGGCTCTGGTGGAATCCTCGGCATGACGTGGTCGTGCCAGAACCGTTGGGCGTTCTCGATGATGAAGAGAATCAACGCCTCGTCGCGCGGCACGGTGTAGATCCGGAAGTCGTGGCCGTTGATCAGCACCGCGACGTCGCAAACCTCCGCACCAGTCACCGCCATCTGATGCTGCACCTGGAACAGGATGTAGGCTGCGACTTGGTCGGACCCCTCCTTGCCCCATCGGTCCCGCTGTTCCTGGTTCCGCGGAAACGCGTTCTTGATCTCGACGATCTTCTTGCCAACCGATCCGATCACTCGCCGATCCGGATGGCACACGATGAAGTCGTGTTCGCGGTGGCGCAGCGTCTTGTTCACCCTCGCCAACTTGACTCCCGTTTGTGCCGTGTAAAGATCCGCCACCACCGGCTCCAGGATGATCCCCATCTTCACAACCTCGGGAAGGTCTTCGTCCTGCTTCACCTCACCGATGGTCTCCCGGTAGATCCGAACTCTGGTCTTCCATCCTTTGTTCGCGAGCCCGGCCGAGTCCGTCGCGCCTAGTCCTATCGTCCGGTCATGGACCGGGGGGCCTTTCGTCGTTGTCATCTCGTATCATCCTTTCGATTCGTTGCAGTCGATCCAGAATTTCGGCCATGGGTTGCATCCGTGCGATCTCCTTAGCCCGCTTGAGAGATCGATGTCCCGAATGATACTTCGGCGCTGGCGCAACCGGTCCATCTTCGTCGCCCATCTCCCACGCTTGCAAGCAACGTCTCGCCTCTGCGTGGGTAATCTCGTAGATGCCTTCACCGTAGACAGCGATGAATCGAAACGCCTTGTCGTGCGGATTTGGAAACTCGATCTCTGTGTCGTGATCCCATCCAGTCAAGACGGATGCGCCACCGGACCCACACACTCTCGGGTAGTCCATCACGATGACCAAGCGAGGCGTGACTGTTGCTGTGGTCGGGTCAGGCATCGAACCCTCCGTACTGCCGCTCTATCTCCGCCTCGTGTAGGCGGTCCTGGTACCGTTCCTCCGCGGCTTCTCGGTAGGCTTTGTCGGTGTCTTCGCAGGTTGGACACATTCCCTGCGCTGGGCCACGCAAAAGGATCTCGTCACCGCAGACGCAGCGTTGTTTGGTCCGGTCAGGCATCGGGGGGCTCCTTGGGGTTACCCGGCAAGTTGGGATCGTGTGGCGAGATGCCTTTCAGTTCATCGGCTTTGGTCCATTTGAGATCAGGCATCTTGGCGTCCTCCGCCTGCTCCGAGTGCCTTTCGCAGAGGTAGGTTCGGATCCGCAGTGACCCACTGGTGATCTCGTAGCTGAAGGCGCTGACCGTGTTCCCGTCACGCAGGCAGAGTTCGCAGACGATGTGTGTGGCGTCGAGACTCATTCGGGGGGCTCCTTGGGGGGAAGGGCTTCGAACTCAGCGAGGACGTGGGCGAGTGTCGGCATGTGCTCTGCCAGCCAATCCGGGTCGATGCATCTCACAACCTCCACCACCTTCTCTGCAAGGGCGTGGTGGGTTTCCATGCGAGCAATCATTTCGCACAAAGCGTCAAGTGCAGCCAGGATTGGCTGGTCAGGATCGGCGGCGATAACTGCGTTGTAGATGCACTCGTAGACCTTCTGTCCTGCGTCGCTCACGCCGATACCTCCCTCGCCTGCACGAACTTCTTGCGGAGTTCGGCTATGCCGGATTGGCCGCGACCAAGGAGTGTGAGGTACTCATCTAAATCGAGATAAACAGCACTGGCGAGGATCCGTGCGTATTCGTTCGCAACCAACTCTTCACTGTCCTGGCTCAACCTATTGTCGTTGCCCTCGCACGCGAGGCCCAGGGCGAGCCCAGGTCAAGGGAACTTACCAGTCGTACTCAGCCGAACCATGCCCTCCCAATCAGATACCACCTTGTCCGGCAACCCCTTCACGTCGTCCAACGCCTTGATAGCGACAGTCCATAGGTCCGCGGTGAGTTTCATTGGGTGGCTTCCCTCGCTGCTACCGAATAGTTCTCTTGATAGTAGCGCCTGCCGTACGCCCGGCGGCACTCCCTGCAAACCCTCCCTCCGATCGAACTGATGCGTGTGTTCTTCTCGGTGAATGGATGGCCGTTCTTGCACTCGGTTTTCCTGGCGTTCTCAGCGGGAACGGATTTGCCGCGAAGAGTGTTGGCCCTGTGGGTCACCACCTCAAGGTGTGACGGATTCACACAGGCCGGGGTCTGGCAGTAGAAGTGGTCAATCACAAGCCCTGCCGGGATTGGTCCTACCAGTAACTCGTAGGCAACTCGGTGAGACAAGAGGGCCTTGTCTCTGGGGTAACAGAACTGACCGTAGCCGCCCGTGTCTGTTGCGGCATTCCACAGCCAACAGCCGTTGGCGTTCGGCTTCCGCACCTTGTCCCAAAACCGATCCTGCACCTTCTCGGGCATCTCCTCCCTCGCTACGTCCCAGAGATTCTTGGTGAGCTTCATGGGGTCTCAACCTCCTGGTAGAAACGCTCTCCGTCGCAGTTCCATGCCGCGAAGTGAGCAACGCCCGGTTTCTCTTCGCCCGTGTCAGCGTCGTACGTAGCGACGAGAGTTCCCTCGACCGTGACCCCGAACAGGTCTGCAAGCGAGAAGGCGTCGTCCCAGCTATGGGCGCGGAACGCTACCGACCACTTGCGGCCGTCGCTGGTCTTGAAGTAGCCGGAGAAGAGCTTCATGCCGCCCACTCCTCCAGCTTCGCGTTAGCGGTCTGCTGGAACTTACGGTACTCCTGATAGGTCCACTTGGTTCCGTTCCGGTGGCATCCACAGTCGCACCACCCGCACACCCCGGGACCATCGGCTGACGGCTCGGTCACCGGCTCGCCGCAGAACAGGCACTCCGGCTGACCCTCCCAGGTCTTGCTCACCTTGCCGTAGTAGGTGACCTTCATGCATTCACCAGTTCGTAGCCGCGGCGCTTGCCTTCGGCGATCCAGAGGCGACGCAGCGCGGCGTGGGTGCCGATGGCGTTCATCTCTTGGTAGTAACTCCCACTGCCCACATGGATGAGCCGCATCAGCGCATGACGCCAAGCCTCGCTGTAGCGATATTTGCCATGTGGTTCCACACGGGAACCGGCAAGCCGGGAGGGTCAACACTTGCCGTCTCGCTCGTACCCGCTGAAGAACAGGCTGATAGGCAACAGCGGCGTCTCGTTCGAGGCGTGCGTCATCAGGTTACGTACCTGGGTATCGGTGAGGTTGGCTAGACGCGCCTTGTGTCGCTTGATCGCTTCGGTTCGGTTCATGGTCAGATCACCTCCGCATCTTCGTTCAGGCCGAGCAAACCGTACAGCTTACGAACCAGTCCCGAGTCCTTGAAGAACGGTTCCATCGTCGCGCGTGTCAACTCGTCAACCGCGATTGCCTTGCTCCGGTCGTCCTCGCCTTCCCTGTCGGAACATCCGATCGAATGCAGTACGAACTTGCCTGTTGACGTTCGGTACACCACCAACTCGGTCCATCGATCCTTGCCCTCAGCTTGAGACGACACCGAAACTATCTCCTCGCCTACGAATCGTAGAGGCCGGTCGCCGTCGCGTGGGAATGTGATCTCTTTCATGATGTCAGCCAATCGATCAACCACATTATCCCTGTGCCCAACACTACGCCAAGAACGATGCCATCGGAGAAGACTCGGCGCTTGGACGATCGTATGTCAGCTAGCAAGGCATACTTCTCCATCCAATGTTCTTGAGCCGCGATCGATTCCAGGGTGCGTCGTACTATCTCTTCGCTGATCGGAACAGGCGTGGCGTCCGCCAGCATCGCGTCGATCTGTTGAGGCGACAACTCTTCGTCGGCCTTCGATATCGATCCATTTTGATCGCGCTGCCACCCCATCCACTTCAACATCTTGGCCTGATGATCGGTCAGGGTCTCGCCCGGCTTTCGCTTCGGCATCCTTTCCATGTTCCTGGTTCCTTCCCGGTACTGCCGGGGATTGGTGTATACGTTACCCATGATCTGGGCTAGGATTCCAAACCGATGTCGAAAAAGCTGAAGAATCGTGGCGGTCGTCCAACCGGGGGCGGGCCTCCGATGAAGCATGTAGTCTCGTTCCGGGTGACTGCTGCGCAACTGCGATTGATCCGTGCCGCAGTGAGGCGGAAGAAGGCGGTCGACATGGCGAGCTTCGCGAAGAAGTTGGTTCTCGACGCGGCGGGGAAGTGATCACGAACCCTCCGTTGGGGTTGGTGTGGATAGGGCGGCGCGGATATCGGCGATGTCCTTGTTGAAGGTATCCTTGTGAGCGCCGTCGTGGAAACTGTCCATCCTCGCCATCCAGTACATCCAGCTCTGGGCGTGTCTCAACGCCGCCCGCAGGCGCAGGTTCTCGGCACGGATGGTAGCTTCTTCTCGCTTCCAGTCCGCGATCACTTCGTTCTGCTCGTCACAGGTGTGATTGAGGTTGCCGATAGCCGTGTCCCTGTCCTTCCGCGCTTCTTCTAGAGTGGTGGTAAGGGTGTCTTCCAACTCCGCGCGTTTGGTGCGTTCTTCGTTCCGTTCTGGCCGTTTCCCGTCGCCCCTTTCACAGAATACGCCATGGTTGAACGCAACGATGCCGAGATGCTGAACCAACTCCCTTGCCGTCTTCTCACTCATGGTGTCATTCACGTCTTTGCGTATGGTGGGGTTAGTCATGGGCGGGCTCCTTGTCAGGAATGGCAGCATATTCGGCAAGGGCATCACGCAGAGTCTCTGGCCATCGTCTTGAGTTCATCGGGAAGATGAACCGCGCCACCTTCTCCACAGCCTGTAGTTTAGCAATCTCGGCCAGCAACTTCGTGATGTGGTCTCGGTACAGATGGGCGGGGTGCATTGGTTCTTTCTGCAACCGCTCAACTTCGGCTTTGAGTTCGTCCCGCTCTCGTCGTAGGCCGTTGGCCTCTTCGACCGCCTTCTCTGCTAGATCGTTCGCGGTGTTCCGCTCGATTTCCATGGCGCGGCCCGCATCTTTGACCGTGTCTAACTCTTCCTTCGTTTCCTCCAGCCGTGTCTTGTAGGTGTGACTGGGGTAGTGGATATCACCTTCGTAGGCGAGGGCGAGCAGTTCGGCGATGCGCTTGGATTGAATCTTCGATTCCCACTCGCAGCAGATTTCGCAGTACGCGTGGGCGGAATCCTTCAGCATCACCATCTTGTGACGACACTCGTCCGTAGTCTTCTCACTCATACATCACACCTCGCACGGGCTCTTGAGTACCCGCAGTTACAGGACAGTTGTGGGTAGCGACAGTTGGTGGAGTGGTAGGAGTACTTGCGGATGAACTCCACCAGCAATGGATCGCGCTTCCGGTGGAAGTTCAACTCTCCCTGGAGGATGTCCCGCTCGCTCTCGGTCTCCTGGAGCTTCTGTCGAATCGTCATCAGGTCTTCGTCAGTCGGCATCGATGGTCTCCGTGTTGGGGGTGGGTTGTTGGGTGGCGGCGAGGGTTTCGTGGGCATGTGTGACGGCTCCGGCGAACAGGGCTGGGCCTTCGAAGTGACCTTGGCCGTCATCACCGCCGAGGTCGCGCAAGTCGACGTGCTCAGCGAGCGTCTCGGCATATCTCGTCATGGTTTCCAGCGCCGTCACCAACTCGTCATGCATGTTCCAGCAGTGGATGATGTGGGCGGCGTTGGCTTGACACTCTTTCACAGGAGGCCCGGGCGGATTCGTCAGCGCAACCGTTCGACCCTCGGCGTTGATGATCTTGCATCCCGAATCGGAGTCGTTGTCAGCGACCGCCAACCGTCCCGCCGTGTGCTGTTGCTTGGTGTCGGTTGTGGTCATGAGTCTTCTCCATTGGCGGCGCGGGTGAGGGCGGCGCGGGATGTTCCTCGAACCGTTTGCAGATAGCCAAGCAACTCGCCCCCCGGTGAATCGTGCTTGACGATGTACACCGCTTCCTCAAGGATCGACTCCAACGCAGCCACCAACCCGTCGTGCGCGTTCACGCAGAGGACGATGTGCTCGGCGTTGGCGGCCATTACCTCAAGGTCGCCGTCGTCCAATTCAAGGTCACAGACGAAGATTGGACCCGCGTAAACGGTGTCGCTACCGGCGGCAACTACCCAAGGCGTCGGCGTGTGCTTGCTCTCGACTGCTGTGCTCTTGGTCTTGGTCATCATGCTTCACCTTTGTCTTTTGCGAGTTCGTCTAGGAGCATATCCGCAAGCCGCACAGCTTGTATCACTGGTGGAGTCGTCGGCTCCGTAGGCGAGACGAGGATGCTCTGTAACGCCCTGGCCGCGATGTTGGCTCGCATGGAATCTAGATCATCGATACGTTTGTGGAGACCGCTTCCCGTCGCTTCGATTACGTCGATTAGGCGACGAGCGGCCTCGTCGAGTTTGGCCTCCAGTCGGGATGCGCCGTCTTCAAGCGTGATGATGCGCTTCAGGAGAACCGCAGGGTGCATGTTCGATTGGTCGGTCATGGCGTGTCTTCCTTAGCGGCCTTGAGTGCGGCGCGGGCTTGGTCCAGCACATCAAGGTCGGGTTCACCGATCTTGTCATCGAAACGAGGAAGGTGGACATCCCGCAACCGCTCCAATTCTTGTACTGCGTTCTTCAGCGCAGCCACGAGTCCGGCATGCACATTCACACAACTCCGAGCGTAGGCGTAGTCGTCGTAGGACATCACCGCGCAATTTCCGTAGTGTCGAGGCCGCTGATCGAATAGACGTTTCCCGGTCCGAACGAGCGGCTTTGCAAGTTCCGGCCAAGGTATATGTGTGTGCTTGCTCATCGTATCTGCCTCGCAACCCACCGAGCGTACCGACTAGCCGCCGCGGTTCGCATCTCGCGAAGGAAGTTGATCGCTTTGAATCGATCGCCCTGGCACACGCCATGGTGTCCGCTCTCGTTGGGATCCGAAACCATCCAGACGACGTCGCCGAAGCGGGTGAGGAATCTAGCCAGTTCAAGTCCGCCCACCCGGTGGATGGAAAGGATCCTCGGCTCGTTCTTGGTGGTCCTGTCCGTGCTGTTCTGCATCGCGCCCTCCTGTGGGCTTCCTGGTTCCGTGTTCGTGCTGGCCACATGGCCGACGGGTTCACTATCGGGGTTGTGTGCGGTTGTTCAAGGGAATCATCGGTTTTTCTCGCCTTCCGCTCTGCCGTTTTGGCAGTCGATCACCCTTTGCCGAGCGTTGGTGGCGTTCACGTCCCAAGCAATCCAATCGGACATCGGCGCGGCGCGGGGCGAACTGCCTTTCTCCGTCACGTTCTGGTAGAGGACAATCGGGTCTTCCGGGTTCGTTTTGTCATCCACGTCGAGCGCCTTGTAGGTCTCGCCGAAGACGACGATCTTGCGGCGGAATCCAGGATAGGAATAAGTCATGTCTTTTTTCCTCGGTGAGACTCCCAACCGAAGGCAATCAAATCCAGGCCGTCCTCACGAAGACGATCGATCACCCGCGGGCCTAAGTAGTCGGTGACACCTTCCAGCGTCTTGTTGCTAATCAGTATTGTCGGCTTCATGTCCAGATACCGCTTGTCGATGATGTCGAACAGAAAGTTTCGTTCGAAGTCGGTACCGAATTGAATGCCGATCTCGTCAAGGATCAGGAGCCGCGGTTTGGTCATCGATTCGCGAACTTGACTTTCGGATTCACCAGCTTCATTCCATGAATTCTTCACCCTCTGGATCGCATCCGATACCGAGATGTAGAGCACGGGTTCAAAATAGACATAGGATACGGTCGCCTCGCAGAACCTAGCGGCGCATGGGGACTTCAGAGTCTCCATGGCAATCCCGATCCCAAGGTGGGTTTTGCCGGTGCCAGGCTTGCCGACGAGAAGTGCGGATCGACTGTTAGTCTGGAATCCTGCCGCGAACTCCATCGCCCATTTGAGAGCGGCCCGTTGCCCATCGGTCTCCGCGACGTAGTTGTCCAAGGTGACAGACTGGAACCGGAGAGGAATCCCCATAGCATCCAATCGTGCGGTGTCAATCTCCATCAGATCGCCCCTGTCGTTCCGTAGTCCGTATCGTTGAAAGTCTCTGCGGGGTGGGCTGGGCCGTCGTGGCACTTACCCCCACGCTTCACTATCTCGTCAGTCCAACCCTCGTCCCTGAGCCACCGGAACGCGCCCTTGCGGAATGACTTGTCCGGGGTCGCCTCCCGGTAGGCCGTGGCGGCGCGAAGGATCATCTCCGTCAGGGCATCGTCCGGCCTGATCTTCTTCCAGACATCTACGGCCTTCTTCCTCTCAATCTTCTTGTCGAAGGCTTCCCAGAACCTCTCGAAAGGCTCAAGGTCGACTGAAGGTCGGTGTGTACGTACTGGAGTACCTTGGGTCTGTTGCTCTACCAAATCAGAAGAGCCGTTGAGAGATGCTGAAGAAGTACGGCCAGAGTCCAGAGGTACAGAGTCCAGAGGTACAGAGGTACAGAGGGGATTGCTAGCAGGCGCTAGCATAGTGCTAGCATCAAGAAACAATCCCGATTCAAGAAGAGGCGTAAATGCCGACAGTAGTTCGGCTTCTGTAATGCGAAGGTCGAATGACAGTTGGTCCGCATCCGCATCGAAGGTGCCATCACTGGATTCGGACGCCAGCAACCAGAGGCATACTGCTAGCGCCCTGCTAGCAAGTGCTAGCGACATGAAAGCGGGATCGCTTAGAAGGCACCGGTGCACCTTGATCCACGGTGGTCGACGATGCCGGTAGTGCTGGAACCTGTCCCAGTGCCTAGGAATCAGCCTCATTCTTCGCAGCCTCCCGCAGCGTCTCACGGATCTCGTTGGTCCTGGCGGTCGCCCGTTTGATGGTGCAGCGGACGCATGAACCACTCGAAGTGTGCCGGATCGTGCCATCGCACTTGGGACAGGGGTTGCCTTCGAACCGCTTGAGGCCAGCCCGAGCCGCAACCATCCTTGGCGTGTCACTCATGCCGGAATCATAGGCAGTAGCAGAGTCCGAGTCAACCCACAATCCAGCCCACGTTCCCGCCTACCGCCCCCGGCCAGCCCCGTGTCCGATCATGGCGAGATCAGGCGACGGGGCCAGCACAGGCGATCCTCGCCGACCCTACGGGCAGCCCTCGAAGACAGGGCAGGACAGGTTCGCGCGCAGATCCGTCGCCAACTGGCTGACCGCGGAGTTCACCGCCAATTCGCACTGGTCTGGCAGCGTCCGGAACTCGAACAACTCCTCCTCCATGTCGATGTAGACCCCGACAGAGATCGAAGCCTTATAGCCCAGGAATCCGCTGTTCTTCCAGATCGGGATCTCCGCCGTGAACGTGGACGGGATGCTCTCGATGTTCTGCACAACAGCTTCCACGGCTTTCCCCATCGATTCCCTGCCGTGCTCCGTTACCACGCTGCCGTCGCTCTTGCGCTTGAAGTCGACACGGCCAAACGCCTGTTCCAGATTCGGGAACCTACCTGACATCTCGAAGCGCATGAACTTAACCGCGGCGCGCGGCGACAGGCGAAGCGGATCCCACTCCATGTTTACGAGTGTCCCGAACATCGTAGATCTGCCGACCGTGACTAAAACCTTGTCGCGTCGCTTCTCGCCATCAAGAACGATATGCACTGCTTTTGCGCCGACCCAAACCTCAGAATCTTCACTCCCAAGGATTTCGACCACCCGCGCTATGTCGTCGTAGGAGTTAATGAAGTGCGCCCGATCCGGCGGCGGGATGTCCAGCATTTCGCTCTCGCCATCCTTACCCTTGATGATGATCTTGCGAAGTGCTTCGATCGTGACGAACCTTGGATCGTCAACTTCCTGACCGAGATTGACGAGACGGTCTACGAGTTCAGCGAGCATCGGCAGCTTCTCCTACGGCCTTCGTGGGGCCGGTATCTAGGTCGAGCGTTCCCTGCTTGATGTCTTCGGGAGACCGCTCGTTGAAAAGTAGGCCGCCGGGAACCGACGCCATGTTGTAGGTGCGGGACTTCCGCTTCGGCTGCTTGTCGCTCACCGAGAACGATACGTCCACGCTGTGCAGATTGCCGTCGTCGCCGACCTGTGGTTCGAGCGAGATTTCGACGACCACCTTCCGCGCGTCCTTCAACGCTGGCCGATCGCGACAATCCGCATCGCACCGCTTCAGAGCGGCGTTCACCGCCTCGCGAATGCGACCATCGTCGATCGTGTTCAGGGATTCCAGATTGAACTGTTCCAGGGCCATGGGGCCTTCCTCCGTGGGTTTGGTTGGTTACCGTATACGGTTCTGATAGACCGGTAGACTACCGTCTACGACGCTGGATGGAAGCCGCAAGATGTGGGGGTAGCGAAAAACCTGGACCCCTACTCCAACCACTCCACGTTGTCCACTCTGGCCAACTGGTACAGCTTCTGCGCCACCGGAGTCTGCCCTAACTTGGCCGTCAACTCCCGGTCGGTTCGGGCCGTGTGCAGAACTACTCGGGTTGTCTCCCCTTCCACCTGACTTTTCCCCAGGATCTGGCACGCCCAGGTACCATCGACGGTCTTGATCAGCGTGCCCTCGTACCATCGCAGACTCCTAGCCCCACGAGTGGAGTGCACCACCACGCTCACCGCAACGAACTCGTGCGTGCCACCATCTTCGTCCGTGAACGTGTACCTCACACTTCCTCCACGTTGTCGATCTTCAACTGCTCACAGACGATCTTGCCGAGCGCCTTTCCACCGAATTGCTGTCCAAAGTCGTCGAGCGATTCCAAGACTTCCACCGACGACAGGATCCGTTCCGTCGACTCAGTGCTGTACTTGATCGTGTGCACCACGAAACGTGACGGCTCATCGTCGGTCTGGTAGACCCGTAGTACATGCCAACGGATCTGTCCGCTTCGTCGCCGACCAGCCTGCGCAATCATGACACCGTGGAACGCGAGCGAAGGCTCGCCGTCACGGGCCAGTACTACCTTCGATGCTTGCATGGCTATGGTGCCAGGGAGTCGTTCCCCTCCATTCGCGAGATGAGCGTGTTGATCTTGGCTGCGAGAGACGCCACCGCGTTGCGGACCTCGTTCTGATCGTAGGTCGCACCGATCGATGCGATCGTATTGGAGGCGGCACCGCCACTGTTGTCGGTCAAGCTGGTTACCGCATCGCCTTGCCGATGGTTGATCCAGCTCGCGCCATCGAAGAACCTGTCGATGTCGTTGGTCTGTTCGTGCACGAGCCAACCCTTCTTCGGCGTGACGAACACCCAACCGGTGAAGTACATCGCTATGTCCTCCGGGTTCGAAGACCATAGACCTGTCGGTGCCGTGCCGACGATGTAGGTATCACCTTCTCCTGGAGACCCAGGCGGCGTGTCGGTCTCGTTGATGGCAACGCCGCCGCGCGTCATCGCGTCGATGATGTTCAATGCCGTGTTGACCGCCGCGGCTTGGTTCGCGCTGTCGGCGATATGGGTGAGGTTGAGATTCTTGGTCGTTACCATGGCTCTAGATCACGTTTCCATCTGCGGTTGCTGTTGATGTTCCTGCCGCTGTAGCAGTTCCCTGGATGATTCGGACGCCTCGCGCCGTCGCTGTAGCAACGCCGTCAGCCAACGCCTTTCCGCCTGCGATGAGTTTGCCAGTGGCTACCGCAGTGGCAACACCGTCAGCATTTGACCGGCCGTAGACGATGTCACCTGGGAGCGTAGCTTCAGCAGGCTTACCGATGCCCCAGGTTCCGATGCGACTGATCCGCACGTAGATTCGGGTCTGGTTGGAACCAAAGTCGGTGACCTGATCAGCGGACAGATACTGGAACGACTCAGTGACCCCCGTCGTCGATCGCTTGATCGTTCCGTTCGGGCCATCCAAGATCTCTACTTGGTACAGTCTGGCGTCCACGTCTTGATCGTTGAACTGCGACACGACTCGGAACCCGGGGTAACGCGAGCGTCGAACCCAGAAGATGTTCCAGTTGTCCGAGCCATCGATCGACCCGGTGATGTTGACAACCGCGAACGGACGAAGGTTGTGCGCGAGCGGGGTGAACGTGTCCGCATCGAATACCTCGTCATCGAGAACATCGCCGCCAGTTGTGGCTCGTACCGTGCGTGGGGATCCGATCGACCCCCAGGGGATTCTGATCGGGTTCAACGCGGCGTGATTCGTGAGCATGACGAATTGAACGCCACGCTCGGGCCGGTGGCTAGGATCGGTGTCCATCATGCCCCGCAGCATCGTAGTCAGCCGGTAGACTCGACCGAGTTCATCATCGACGAACCCAAGATCCTCGACGCCAGAGAACGCGAATACCTCGCCATCGACGCAGGCTAGATTCGAACCGCACAGCACCATCGGCTCTTCATGCGCTCGTAGCGTGCCCTGAAATAGCACGACATCGATCGACGACTCTCGATCAAACTGATTCGGTATCGCGCGGTCTTGGAAGTCTGAGCCATCGACGACGATCCCTATCGCCGCCTCATCAACTACATCCGCAATCTTCTCGAATGTCACCCCGTCACAATCACAGGTCTGTTGGATCTGCGCCGACTCGATCCGACGCTCGCCGTACGATGCGACCGGCAGGTAATAGGACGGCTCTACGATCTCGTCCGGCGTCAGTGCAGGCAGTTCGCAGATCGCAAGAGTCAACTGGGAGCGGCCATCGTTGACCTCTGAATCGTCGGTCGAGAAGTCTTCGAAGGTAGATGACTCAGCGATGCTGAGGGTGATGGGATCGGTGATCACGAACCCCTCCAACTCAATCGTCCCCATCGCGCCCTGGTCAATCTTCTTGATCAGGAGCTTCACCTTCTCCCCGTTCACCGTGGTGTTGATCGCGTCGTTTTCGAGCAGGTAGTAGAAATTCGCCGGCAATGACCCACGCCATGCCTGTCGCTGTCGTGACGGCTCCCACAGAATTCGAAGTGCGATTGAACGTGCCTCAGACACTGTTAGCGAATGGGCGCGAAGGTCCACATTCACCATGTTGTCATGGCGAAATTCGTTCCTCGTCTTGTGCTCGTCGACCGCCGCATCCTCCAGGTTCTTGTCCACATCGGAGAAATGCAACGTGACGCCGGATGGTAGTTCGCTGTCGGATCGCTCCGGGGAGAATCGGATCCCGGCACCGGTCGCCGCTGATGTGATCCCGAACTCGAACTCGTTGATGAATGAGATGCGGGCGTTGTCTGGGGTGAAGATGTAAACGGTATCGTCGCGAACCTGAGCGAGAAGGTTGTAGGCGGTGATCAGCGATTGCATCCTGCCGACGATCGAATTGTTACCGTAGCTGACGAATCCTCTGAATTGATCCAAGGCGCCAGTCACGCCGTCAGTATTCGGGACGACTGGACCGTCGGGGTGAGCCGGAGCAGCGCCGATCGCGAACACGTCGCGAATCACGTCGCCCAGCGTGTACGTAGCATCGTCCGCGACCAGTATATGTGTGGTGTCTAGAGGAACACGGTTGCCGAATTGCGTCAGACGCAGCGAGTCGATGACGTAGTAGGACAGCCCTTCATGCGCGACCGGCTCGACTTGATGCTGAACCATGAGAGGGTCCAGTGCCTGTCCCGCTGTGCCGTCATGGAACGTGATCGCCTTCGCGAAATCACGATTGACACCGATCGTGATCTTTTCGGTAACCGTGACATTCGGGGTGATCCCCTCGTCAAAGTTCGACGGCGTCGGAAGGAAGGTGGTCATGTCCTCAGCCCGCAGCATCACGTATGTGCCGCCGCCTGATTTGAATCGGCCGGTAAACAAGACCAAGAATTTGGCCGCATTGTTCTGTGGCTTGGAGAATCCACTGAGGGTGATCTTGAACTCCCCACCACCGACCTTGATTTGGGTCAGATCAACCTGCCCCCCTGGAGAATCTAGGCGGGTGAATACGAGGTTCGGAGTCTGCAAGAAGTGACGAATCTGGACCTGTCCAGTGCCGATCACCCGCGTGCCTATCGTGGTGAAAATCTTGTAGCCGTCCGCGTAGATCGCGAACAAGGAATTGGTCAGGCGACGATTTACGGCTATCGCCACATGCGCTGTTCGGTGCCCGTTGTCGATGAAGACTGTCGACATCCAGATCAACTGACCACGCACCCTGACACCGCTGCCGAACGCATAGATCGCAGGACCGCCCTCGGCGGTATTGGTCAAATCTGGAAGTATCGTCGCCGGACTATCACCGATTCTCCCATCGGGATAGATCAGTTCGTTGGCGACGAGAGATCCCACCACGCCGCCGACCGCTGCGCCTACTGCTGCACCAGCCTTCGCACCGAGTATCGGGTTGCCGAAGTAAGCACCAGCCGCGGCGCCGGCAACGGTGAATACCAACTGAATGAGAGTCGCGCCGAAATCCCGAAGGGCCATGTCTACACCTTCTCCCTCGCCGGCTGCCTTGCCTTGCGTGGCCCCGGCATGTCCTTTTCACCGCCGAAGTTCAGTTCGTTCTTGTACGTATCCTTACAGGTAGTGAACTCGCCGTCGCAACCTTCGATGACGGTAACGATATCGTTGATAGCGAAGTCCCTCGGAGTGTCTTCGACGAGGTGAATCGTCCCTGATAAAAACGGCGTCAGGGTTGCTTCATCGTAGAACGAAACCTCCAGGGTGATGTCGACGTTGTCGCTGGACTGGAACTTCACCGCTCCCTGGGTGAACGTGTGACCGATTGGAAGACCGAGACTCGATATCTGGAAGGATCGCCGTTGCGTGATCACCGTAGCAATCGCACGATTCGTATAGGTTCGGTTTTCGATCTGGATGTGAACGCCACCCTGTGAAGTTCGATCACGCCCACAGCCGCGACCATCAGCGTCATGATCTCCTAGCGAGAATCGGCAGTTCCGACAGAACGCCACCCCGAAGTGTTCACGCGCCCGCGTCAGGTGCTTCTGCTGCATTTCAAGCGTCACCGTGTCGCGATCGTACTCGACGGATGTGATCGTGTAGGTGATCTGATCCAACGCTGACCACTTCGGCCAACGCCAATCCACCCGCCACTGAATGATATCGGCGCCGAGGTATCGCCTCTCGCGAAACGCGTTCCATCCCCCGCTCGCCATGAAGTTGAACCCGTTGACTACCGCGTTGGCTTCTCGGTTTTCCGGTCGCAGACCAACCTCCTTGCGGGCGTTCGAAAACGCGAAGCTACCGGTTGCTACGAATCGAATTACCTTGGTGCCGCCATCAACCACAGGGATGGTGATGCCAATCACGATGTCCTGATCATGTGACGTGAAGTATTCGAACTTCCCATCGATGCGTTTGATCGCCCACAGGAAAGCAAACGCCGAGGTGCCCCGGTCGATCGCATCGATGTTGCCTTGGAACGCTCCAGTGGTCATGTCTCACCCCAGAATCGGTTGATCCAAACGCCGTTGTTCGTGCTCGCTACTAACAACGTGCATTCGATAGCGGGCTGTGTCGACCACTGCGCCGTAATGCTGACGTCGATCAGTGTCCGTATATCTTGGTTCCGGTCGAAGATGTCCAGGATGTTGTCGCCTCGATCCAATATCCGGAAATCTACGATGCTGGTCGTCGCGAAGATGATCTTGTATTGAGTCGACCCCGTAGGCAATCCTTTGGCCGAAGGCAGTCGAATGTCAGCAACCCCTCCCGGCGCGGTCGTGTCCACAAACAGGAGACGGTTGGCGTGCAACTGATGCAGATCATTCCCAGCGAGGCAAACGACATCAGCCCCACCCATCATAACTTCGACTCGCGACGCCATGGTTAGAACGCCCTCCATCGCGAGTCGAACGTCACCCACAGCTTGCGGGCTTGTCCTGGTCCGATGATGTTATTTTCCACCGTGCTTGGACCTCCGGCCTGAATCGGCTGCCAAATGGTTCCACCACTGGTTCCCGTGGGGAAGTACTCGAATAGCAGGAGCTTGTTGGCCGCGGACTGATTGAAGATCCAGAAGTGCGGTCCACCCTTGGGAGTACGCCAGTCGAAACCGACGATCTCCCCGTTCAGCAGGATTGGCGGCATCCGGACGTGAGTGAACCCAGCCGGATTGAAGAAGTGGATGAAGCCCTGGCTGAACTCGACGTTGGTCAGCGGTCCGGTGACGCCATGCGCGCCGTCTTCAAGCGCGTTCGGTCGTAGCCTATCGACATCGTCCAGCGTCAGAATCTGGCCGGCCACCTTCTCCTCGATCAGGGGAAGTTCGGTGCTTCCGCTTTCGACATCTCGGATAGCCCTCAACCATTGGTCAAGATCCGCGTTGAACCGGACTCGGGTGTAGAACAGTGCTCCCCAGGTAACCACGCTGCCCTGCCCTGGTGCCAGGATCCAGTTGATGGTCGCCGGCGACTTCGTCAGGAAGTAATTAATGCCTGCGGTCACCGGAGATCCATCGACAGCGACAAGGATCTCCTCGACGTAGTGCAGCCTTCGGGTTACCTCGAATCTGGTGTCGTCCGCATACCGCTTGTAGATCGGCGTCACGAACGTGCCAGTTTCCTTGGTCGGGCCCTCCGTCACGTCGAAAGCTGTGTGCGCTGCGATGTGGTTCGACGCGGTCGTGAAGTCGTTCGGATCCTCGATGTTGAACGAGAACGCGCCCCCTTTCCTGGCAAGTACGAAATCGACCAACTCATCGATGTCAGCCGTCGGAAGATTGCTGATCGAAGAGACGTACTGACGCTGCGCCTGTGACCAATGCTGTTGGAATCGATCCGCTCCTGCCGCAGCGGTGAATCGGGTTGTCCGATGGCCTGGACCGTAGGTTTGCAGCGTATCGACGAACTTTCTCGGCATCAGTACGTCGTGATGACCACCCAGCAACGCTAACGGTGCACCGGATGTTTCGGGGACACTAAAGTCCGGATCCGCAATAAGCGGAGGCGCCCGCAGATTTTCTAGCAGTGGTAGCAGCACGGCTAATCCTTTTCGTACCCTCGCGCTACGAAGTAGAAGTCATCCAACAAGGAGAAGTCATCGTTCAGAGTAACCATCAGACGATCGTTGATCCCTCCGTCCAGTTCGAGCGGGAATCCCATGGAATCAAAGTCGATCACGGCGTGCAGGATCTTTCGGCCGGATCCGAGATCGTTCAGGACCACACGGGAGAAGATGTTGAAGATCTCCGAGTTCCGTTTGATCGGGATTCCATCGAGCAGGTTGATCTGAACGACCGGAACCGCGTCTGTCACGGCGATAGCGAGCCCGATGCTGAGTAGGCCAGCAGTGGCCGCGAAGAAGTCGCCATCGAACGATCCTGTATCGGCAATCACCATCGCGAACTGTTGGATCACGAAGTCGTCGCCGCTCGGTGGCGCGATGAAGAACTCTTCGGCGCCTCCCGAATAGTCCACCGCGGCCTGTTTCGTTCCGGTTCCATCCCCGACGATGTCCAGGTACCGGATGAATGGCGTTCCCGGTAGGGTGAGGCGAGTTGGGAGTGGCGACGCGGTACTGACATCGGTAGCCGCGCCATCCCCCCCGTGCTGGATCTTCACCCGCTGATGCTTGAGTCCGGCGATCTCATCCGCGGCGATCTTGTCACCACCGGATCCTGCATTCAGTTGAACTTCATCTGCCATGGTTCACCTCGCTATCCACTCACTGTCGAAGATTGGAGAAACGCCCTTCACGATGAAGCACTCGCGAAGCCGGTGCGGCTTCACAACTGATCCATGGGCGAAAGCAAAGATCGCGCTGTGCGCGAGATTCGTGTAGGCATCCAAGGTGACGTCCGCCGTGCCCGCGTTGTACACGGCGAAGTATGGGCCACCAAGTTCCAGCAGGCCGGGGAATGGGAATCGGAGCGTCAGCGGCGACGATGGTGTCGCGACCAGGAATCGACCGAAATTGAAGGACAGGAACGCAACCCCCGAGACCTCGGGCAAGTTGAACGCGCCGCCGTAGTAGTCTAGATCGGTCACGCATTCCACTGGGCCCGCGACGCCTACCGTGACGTGTTCCTCCATCATCTCCACGTTGACATCGTGCATGTCAGTATCGACGTGTGCGGAGTTCAACCACGTATCAACCTTCTCAGTGAAGCGGACATGGTTGTAGAACTTGAACCCGGCGGTGACGTCAAGCGTATCGGCGGGTGGTATATCGAAGGATGCGCGTCCGAGATCGTGATCGATCGTGAATTCCTGTTCGGGAATCTTCTGCGCACCGTCCACCCCTATCAGGACGCTGTCCCGTTGGGGTTTGCGTAGGATCCGGGTCTGTTCGAATCCGGATGCGCCGTACAGTTTCTGTAGTTCGAACTCGGTGTTGGCACCATCCCCCACACCAATCACCACGTCGCCAAACGCGGAGGCACCGGTATCGTCCGCGGCCGTGGAGAAGTCCTTTTCGTCTTGGATCAGGAACGAATGCGCCATCCCAGCGCGAGCAATCACGAACTCCATCAACTCGCGAGCATCGTCACCGCTCAATTCGTTCTTGATCGTGAACAGCCGACGCGACTGCGGCCACCGGGAGACTCTGGTATCCACAACACCACTGTGGGCGTCCGGAATCATCGTCTTGTGTCCCGGTCCGATCACCGATCCTCGGCCGAAGAACTTCTTCGGTAGGACTGCCCGATGGAATCCCACTACAGCGGTCCACTCCTCACCGTGCTGTCACGGGTGTCCCTGACCTCCTGCCTGCGGCTGCGGCGCATCGCATCTCCGGTGTCCTGGACCCCGAAGTAGTTGTGGGTGGTCGGCCGTCGATCGATGATCGTCGCTTGCCCACCGCCATCGATACTCTTCACGCCCAACTCGCCGCGCGAGTTCCTTCCAAGCGGGAAGATCCCTTCCGGTGACTTCTCGGCGATCGTGCCGATGTTTCCTCCTGCCATCGGGAACGCGGATGGAACCGTAACGACCGCGCCGAGCGCGTGCTGTATCACTCTCCCACCGCTGAACACGTTCCCCAAAGCGTTGGTCGTGTTCGATCTGATGATGCCGCTGATCGCAGCGTTGGCCGCTATCCGAAGCAGATCGTCTAGAAGAGACTGAATCAAAGCCTTCGTCTCCCTGATCCCGTTTCTCAGATTCACCAAGTGATCAACCGATGCCTGAAGGACCCGGTCGGCTGCGTCGCCCTTGGCCCTTTCCAGAATGGTCAACTCCCTCGACTTCCCAGTCTCGTCGTCACGAGCCTTGTTGATCTTGATAAGCGTCGCGAGGATCTCTTCGTACTGCTCGTGCTCCTTGCTAAGTCCGATCTCAAGAAGTGTCTGCTGCGCCTGCATTCGTGCGCGTTCGTCCACGGTCGCCTTCAGGAGATTCAGTCCGCGTTGCAGGTTCTCGACCTCTTGGCTCGCCGATTCCAGCGCATCCTTCTGCTCCAACAGGGCTATCACATCCTGTTGGGCTTTGACTTGTTTGGCAGCCTCATCGCCAGCACGCTTCACAGCTAGTTCTCGGAACCCACCGAGGTCTTTGAACGCGTCCTTCGCTGCCTTCGCAGCTTCGAGACGTGCCTTCTCTTGCTGCGCGACTTCTTCACCGAACTCCAGTTCGATTCCGAGTAGTCGAATCTGCTCCATCCGTTCCAGAGTCGTAGCGCGCAAGGTATCCAGCGCAGCGTTTGCACCCGGGCCGCCTATGTCTCTACCTGTTTCGGATGGAGATGCACCGCCACCAACCACTGCTCCCGACGGTGATGGAACACCACCACCTGGAACCGTCGGTGCTCCGGGTGGTACTGCTCCTCGTCCAGTCGCATCGATTCGTAGCGTGACTGTTGCTAGTTTCGATTGCAGTGTACTAATCAACTGATCTAAGAATCGTGTAGCCACGATCTGAGGTTGGGTCTCAGTTGCTATCCTTCTCACTCCCACCCGAGGATCTGCTGCATCTTTGATGCGCTCGCTACGCAACTGATCGATAACCTGTTGGAGATCCTTCGCTCCAGGAACTCCGAAACCGACTTGGAACAGCGTGCTCGTCGCTGCTGATCCTTGTTTGACCGCACGTTCACGTAATTGCTCCAGAATCGCGATCTGGTTTTGAATTGCTTGTTGTTCCCGCTCCGGATCGCCGACTTGAACCGCCTGAGCCCTTTCGAGTCCCTGCCTCCCGAACTGCGGTCCCAACTGTGTGAGGTTCGCTCGGTCGAATTCTAGCTTCTTGAGAGCTTCGCTAACCCCAGTGATCTCCTGAATCCACTTTGTGAACATCTCGATCGTTCCCTGGATGTCGGAGTTGCTGCTCGACAGAGTCGCAATCCAGATGTCCCAAGTGTTGCCGAGTTTCACGAACGAGCCGTCCAAGGTGTCTGCCGACCGCCCGAACTCAATGTCTGTGGCTGTCGCGACCTTTGCTTCTGCCTCCATGTCATGGAACTTCTTCGCTACCATGTCGGCATTCAGGGCCAAGGCAGGCAGCACCTTGTTGATCCCGCGTCCCGACAGGCCGATCAACTTCATCGCCGCGGTCACATCGCCGCCCTCTCGTTTGATCTTCCCGAGTCCTTCCAAGAACTTGTTGAACGCTGCTGGTGCATCCCGGCCAAACAAGTCAGCGATCTCTTTTCCTGTACCGCCGGTGATCCTGGTTAGGCGTTCAAGTTCATCACCGCCCGCTCGAATCGCCTTGTCCATGGAACGAAACGCCATACCGAGAGTGCTCGACGCTAGTTCCGCCTGCACACCGATGGAAGCCAACGCCGCGCCGTAGGCTAGGGCTTGACCCGATGAGATATCGAAGATCGCCGTAGCCTTCGCGACTTCAAGGCCGGTGCGTAGAATCTCGGATTCTGTCGCCTTCGACGTGTTACCGAGTTCGGTGATGACGGCGGCAAGTCGTGGAATCGTCTGGATCGATTCTCTGGTGACTCCAAGCAATCGGGCCAGTTGCTTCGCGCCCTCTTCGCCTGCAACGTCTGATACCCTGCCGAGCTTCGCCACAGTTTCGGCGAACACGATGATGTTGCTGGCCCCGGTAACTCCAAGTTGACCCGCAGCGGCAGCGATGTCCAACAACTCCTTGATCGTCAGCGGGGATTGGGCAGCGATCAGTTGGATCTGCTTCCCCATGTCCTTGAGTTCCTTGCCGGAGATGTTGGCCGTCTTTCCTACGGCGACTAACTGCGTTTCGTAGGCAGCCATCTGTTTGATGACCTGTGCACCGGCACGAATCGTGAAGAATGCCGCCGCGGCGACGGCTAGCTTCTTCATGGCGCCCGTCAATAGGCCAGCCTTCTTCTCGGTCTTGGTTAGACCACCCTCGAACTTGCGGGTTGACTTGTCGGCCTTATCCGTCGACTTGGTCAGCTTTTCGGTCTCGGTACCGAGTTTCTTTACGTTCTTCACCGCCTTGTCGGTGCCAACTTCAATGTCTACATCAGCCATTGGGCTTCATCTCCTTGCGAGCGTGTTGCATGAATGCGGTGTCGAGACTGTCGATGATCGTGGCGAATAGCCGCCTTGCTCTGTTGCTACGCACGGCGTAGAGATCGAAGTGTCCGCGGATCTCCACGAACGTGATCCGAAGTGGACTACCGTCGTGAGCCAATCTACGGCCTGCCGACAGCCGAAGAAACGCCTCCCACACCGGGCGCTCCCAATCCCGGATGGCGTATCGATCGTCGATCGGATTCGGTTTTCCATCGATCTCTTTCTGCGCTAGGAGGGTTGAGGCGTAGCTTCCGAACTTGAAGTCCCAGAGCAGGCGGCGTCGAAGTTTTTTGCCATGTCGGCGACGTTCTTCTCGGTGAACCGTTCGGTGTTGTGCGCCAGCGTTTGACAGAACACCCAAAACGGCTGGTGCTTTGGTTGGATGAACACAGCGTAGGCTGCGTCTTCGTCCGACAAGTCGACCGGCTTCCCAGCCACGGTGATGTTGCGGGACTCCTTCATGAGGATTCGGCAGAACAGGCGGATGTGGATCTTGTTCCACTTCGCTTCAGCCTCATCCTCGGCGGTCTTGCTCGGGTCGTCTGGATCCAGATCTTGTCTGACCGCTTCCTGATGTTGAGCCAAAGCGTCGGACGATGCGTCGCGCCATTCGTCGCTCGTCGCACATCCAATCTTGACCCACCCGTCGTCGCGCCATCGCGCCCAGGCCCCAGATGTGACCGCAGGAACGTCCACCGAGTAATCTAGAAGGTCCACCATACTGTCGTACCTATCGTGTTGTTGTGATGCCGGGCATGGCTCTTGGCACGACGCCACCCATGCCCGGCGGAATTCAGGTCTATCCGATCCAGGCGATGCGCATCTGTGTGTCCGGATCCGTCGCCGACGACTTGGTGTCCGCGAACGCCTCCCATGTCATCTCCGCGAAGATGTCGGTATCGATTCCGCCACCGACCCGCCTGCCCCCGGTGTACTTGACGTGCGGCCAGTCGAAGATGAACACATTGGCGTCGGGATCCTCGACCACGTACGCGAGCGACCGCGTCACGAAGTTCAGGAAGTTGTCCATCATCGCTTTCGTCTTGAAGAAGGCGACGTGCTGGCCGGTGACCGTCAGTGATCCGTTGCCGATGCCGGTCAGTGGAAGCTGGAACATATCCCCCTGCGGACGAAGGGCGTTCTGGGCATCGAATCCCAGGGACTGCACCGCGTACGGAATGCCGTTGTCTCGCACCGACGACAGCGCGTTGATCGACGTGATCGGCTCGTTCCCCAACTCCGTTCCGAGTGAACTGGATGCTGTGACGGAGGCGCTGACTTCGTTGGCACCGAGGAACGTGAACCCCATCGACAGGATGTCGCCGCGTGCACCAGACAGCGAGAGCCCTTGCAATGCCTGCCCGGAGAACAGCGCGAACTCTGATGACAGATCGGTGAACGCCTTCTCGATCGACAGCGTCTTGAACGTGACTCCCTCCTTCATCACGCGCGAGATTTCCAGCGTCAGGTTGCTTCCGCCGCCAGCGAGTACCGGACCCTCGACGGTGATTTCATCGGCAGTGGAGTTGTCGATGCACTTGTAGATTCCAGCCTCGGTGCCATCGGCCCGAACCCACTGCCCGATCGAAACCGCGACATCCAGCCCGGACGCTTCGAACTTATCCGGCGCGGTAGATGTGACACCCGTCTCGTCCGATGGCTGCGCGGCGGGTGTCGGCGACTGCAAGAAGTACTCGTATAGCTTGTCGTGCTCGCCGTACAGGAACTCCGTCTGGATGTCGCCGGAGGTTTGGTTGTCGACACGCGACACCGACGTGCGCCGACGGGTCTTCTTCACTTGCTGTGAGGCGATTGCTGTTTGGTTCGTCTCCAGCGACTCCGACATGAACGGAATCGGGGTGTACTCTCCAGACGGGGTGACGTTGAAGGTGACTTCTTCGACGAAGCGAAGATCCAGGAGGTTGGTTGCTGCTGCGGTCATTGAGGGACGGTCCTATTGTTCAGAGAAATAGAATGGGATGACGACCTTCGCCATCCACCATGATCCGTCCCTCGCAGACGGGGCAACACCGGCACCGGGCACAGTGTTCACAGTCCGCACGAAGGGAACAGTGCAGGTAACTCCCTTCTCGGATACGGCCCGAAAAGCGGTAGCAATCGCGTCAGCGATCTGGAGTTGTCGGAATGTTCCAGTTTCGACCGGGACGTTCACCTCGGCGGTCATGATGCCGATGGTTCTGTGTCCAGGCCGGGAGTCCAACTGTAGCGACGAACCGTCGTTGACGAGAAGCAGGACGTAAGGTTCGTTCGGAATCCCGGTCAACTGGTTGTCGTACAGGGTCGGTAGCGAAAGCGGCGTGGCGACCTTCGCTATGTATCTGGAGATCAAGATGTTGGGGACGTCCTCACGCTTCGGCGACACTGTCGCTGGCGTGTGCGCGTTGCGGTCCTCGTCGAAGTCGCAGTAGAACAGGCAGATGTAGTCCTGAATCCACCACGCACCCTCCCGGCGGGCATCGTTTCGCCTCCCAGGATTCCGGTAGTAGACGCCATCCTGGACCACGCGCCGGAACTTGGTCACGAACAGATCAGCGATCACGCGGCCGTCAGCCTCACCCAGGACCACCGGGCTTCGAATCGAGCAGATCGCCTCGCCCCAGATTCGGTACTCCTGCTGGGAACCCTTGGGACCGCCAGACTGCATGAACTCGCACTTCGTGAACCGGATCTGGAACCGCACCCATTCGTCCGTGGTCGGATCGAACGACCCGCTGGGCTGGAACTCCATGTTGTCGAACTGGGTTTCGACCGACGCCCCGATCGTGATGTCGGTGTTGAACTTCGACGCTACCTTGGTCCAGCAGTCGCCGAATGGCCCCAGGACTTCCACGACGGGCGCCGGGAACGCCGTGGCGGCAGGCATCGCCGGCACATTGATGACCTGTCCGAACGTGACAGAGGGCGCGATGACAACCGCCCGCGCAGCTATTGCGGCCACCGCCACGTTTTGATCCGCCACGATCGACGGGGCTGGAGACACGGTCGCAGCGGCCATCGGAGGCACTGGTACGGTCTGCTGGACCTGATCCGGCGCGGGCGACGCGGTGCCAGCGGCGATCGACGGAACCTCAACAATCCGACCGACTGTCGGCGCTGGACTCGACGTGCCAGCAGCTATCGCCGGGACGGGGATGGTCCGGTCGAGCACCGGTGCCAGGATCGCGGTGCCAGCGGCGATGGCCTCGACCGCGATGGTCTTGCCGGTAATAACTGTAGGCGCGGGACTTGCGGTCACTGCGGCCATCACAGGGACGTCCACGGTCTGGCTGACCTGGGCGGGCGCTGGGGATGCCGCGGCGGCGGCAATGGCTGGCACCGGGATAGTCCGGTCGAGAACGGGGGCCGGGATGGCGGTCGCCGCCGGGATCGCTGGCACCGGGACGGTCTGGGCTACCTGTGCGGGCGCTGGTGCAGCTGCGCCTGCGGCCATTGCCGGAACCGCTACGTCCTGACCGGCGGCCACAGCGGGCGCGGGGGAGGCTGTCGCGGCCGGTATCGTCCCAACGGGCACGGTCTGGTCAATCTGCGGCGCAACTACCGCAGTCCCCGCAGCCATGGGCCCGACTGCGACGGTCTGACCCTGGGCGACCGTGGGCGCCGGAATCACCGCCGTGGCTGACATCGCGCCGACGTTCACCGTCTGATCGACCTGTGGAGCCAGTGCAGCGGTGGCAGCGGCCATGGCAGGGACAGGAATTGTGCGGTCGAGCGTCGGCGCTAGGATCGCCGTGCCTACCGACATGGCTGCAACGGCGACAGTCTGACCCTGTGCGATTGTGGGCGCAGGACTTGCGGTTGCCGCAGGTACCGCGCCGACGTTCACGGTCTGATCCACGACCGGAGCGAGCATCGCCGTCCCGGCCGCTATCGCATCCACCGCCACGGTCTGGCCTTGGGCAATCGCGGGGGCAACCATCGTGGTTGCCGCTGAGATTGCTGGCACCGGGACGGTCTGGGCTACCTGTTGGCTCGGAATTGCCGTGCCTGCTGCGATGGCGGGGATCGGCACCGTCTGGTCGATCTGTGGCTCGACGATCGCGGTGCCTGCGCCGACCGCGGGAACGTCAACCGTCTGGTCAACCTGGGGAGCAACGATCGCTGTGCCCGCCGCGATGGCACCGACGCTTACATTCTGATCACCACCCGCCGCCGCGCCACCGACGTCGATGATCTTGGAGGGGCGGATGACCTCCCACGGGTCGAGTGTGAGTTGCTGGATCAATTCCAGCGGCAACTGGTGATCCCAAACCGCAATAGCTACATGGTCTGCTTCCTGTGCTCGGAAGCCGCCATTCTCACCAAGGGTAAAGGTCGCACCACCAGGAACCCGCACCGTGGTAGTGGTGCCGTTACTCGCAACCTTGATGCCATTCTTCCAAATCTCCATCCCCCGTGAGCCAATCGTGCATATCCACACTGACCAATCGGTCCACACAATCCCAGTAGCAATAAGTTCTGAGTTCCTGATCTTGAACCTTGCCTCGGTAGCATCAGCCCCGAGCGAGAAATCAATTCGTTGATCGTTACCCCCTCCACCAGTGACGTCATGACCGAATATCGCACGGTTGGTGACCGTCCCATCAGCCTTACCCACCCACATGAACGTAATGTTCTCTTTCGGTATGAAGCCCTCGTCTCCGAAATCTATGATGGGGTCGATTGTGGGGAAGTCTATGGCGTTTCCATAGGGACTAGCGAAGAAGCCACTAGCTAACCCGTTAGGAGTGCCGTCGCGACCAAACAGTGATAGATCCCGATGCTTCGCGTCCGCGCTAATGGTTCGTTCCATCAACGGGCAGAACAAGATCAGTCCCTTCGCGAGCCCGTGCCCCGTATGCAACACCGGGTTCGGCGGCTTGACCTTCGACCACTTGCCGCGAACACGAACGCTACTGGATGTCCCTGGAACCGAAATGGTCGGCGCGATGATCGCAGTGGCCGCAGAGATCGCCGGGACGATTACCGTCTGGTCGATCTGTGTCGGTGCGACGATCGCAGTACCCGCGCCGATCGCCGGGGCCGGGACAGTCTGATCGACTTGGGTCGGTGCAGGGATCGCAGTCCCGGCAGCCATCGCCGAGACGTCCACAGTCTGGTCAACCTGTGGCGCGAGGATTGCCGTCCCTGCCGCGACCGATGGAATCGGAACCGTCTGGTCTACCTGGGGAGTAACGATCGCTGTCCCAGCGGAGATCGCAGCAACAGCAACATTCTGGTTGCCCGCACCGGCATCGATCGTCGGAGCGGGTATTGCGGTGCCCGCCGTGATCGCCTCGACGGGAATGGTGCGGTCCAGTACCGGCTGGATGATTGCCGTCGCCGCGGACATCGCTGGCACCGGAACAGTCTGGTTGATCGGTGGGGCGAGGATTGCCGTCCCCGCCGCCATAACCGGGATGTCCACCACGCGGGCGACGGTCGGCGCGATGATCGCGCTTCCAGCCGGGATCGCGGGTACCGGGATGGTCCGATCCAGGACCGGGGCAGGGATTGCTGCAACCGCCGCCATAGCCGGGACTGGCACGGTTTGATTGATCTGCGACGGCTCGACGATTGCCGTTCCTGCCGCCATCGCTGGAACGGCAACGGTCTGGCCCTGGGCAATCGTGGGGGCAACCATCGTGGTTGCCGCTGAGATTGCTGGCACCGGGACGGTCTGGGCTACCTGTGGCTCGTTGATCGTGGTGCCCGCCGCGATGGCTCCAACCGAGACGTCTTGGCCCCCGGTGGAGATCGGTGTGTCAATGGTCTCGCTAGGCGTAATCCCGCAGGTTTGACTCATCCCTGCTTGCCCAGCGAACTCGACTACGATGTAGAGCAGATCCGAAGTCAGCGCCGTGATCGCGCTGCATGTGACGTTGAAGCTGTAGACCTGTGCTGTGCCTATGTTCTGCCCGATCGACGTCAGGCTCCCATATGTTGCCTTTGCGCCGCACGCACTACTTCTCTGACACAAGTAGATGGCAACGATATCCAATTGCATGTTGCCCACACCGACGTTGACTCGAACAACAGCGGTACCGGCAGCCCAGTCCGTTTGGTTGGGCGCGCACTCGTACATGACCACACCCGCAGTCACTCCAGAGTCGATCGCACCTAGACCTGTATCGCCAGTAGAACCGGGAGTCGCGGCAACCGTTGCTCGGTGTTCCTGATTGACTGAGGCTAACGAGTTAGCCGCGCACGCTTGCACCGCACCGCAGGTGGTGGTGGTCGAATCCTCTTGGACGAAGTTCTGACCCATGGCTACGGTCTCGCACTTTCGTACGCCGCCTCCCGCGTGATGACCATTTGGTTATCGGAAACCTGCTGACCCCGCAACACTCGTGCACCGGGGTAGCGTGCCTCGATACCTGCGGCGACCGCTTCGGGAGTGCCGGGTGGGTAGTCATTCGGCATGGCTTGGCCCCATACCTCATCGAGAACGAAGTAGTAATCGGTGCCCTCCAAGATGACCTGACCGCCGTCGGTCCAGAGCATGATGACCACTACCCCATCCCGCGGTAGGTCGCTTGTACTATCCGTCGCGGAAGAACGGACCGAGTTGTCGGCGTACCATGCTTTCCAGCGAATGGCCACGACTTACGCAGCCGCCTTCGACGCGACGTAGTTCATGAACGAATTCGCCTCTGTGCTGTCAGTGGTCTGACCAGTCTCGTTGATGAACGCAATTGACCACTCATCGACTCCGGTGATGTCGAAGATCACCTCGAACGAGAAGTCCTTACCCGTCGTTGCAGTGACGACCGCAGTTATGACCAGGGGCGCGTTCTCTATCGGGACAGTGATCGCGGTATCTCCCCCTGCATTGTCGTCCGTGTTCATCGCCACCGTTGCACCGTCTCCAGTGAACAGATGGAATTCGTAGATCGTGCCAACCGTAGGTGCGGAGCTGCCACTTCGAATGATGCCGGTGAGCCGTACCTCCTCGAAACGATCGCTGGAATTGTCGACGTAGGCCGACTTCCTACCGTCGCCGTCTGGGATCGACGCCAGCGTTACCGTCAATGGAACGCCTGCTGCGGATGAGTAGACCCGTCCCATTAGATTGTGTCCCCCCGAGCGTGCTTTACGTGCCCTGCCTTTGTGCGGGGGAGCCCTTGCTCTTTCGCCCTGCTACACGTCAGCGCGGCGAGAGCGTCCTTCGTGTCCGTCGTGCTCGCAGCTTCGAACATCGTCAAGCACTCGGCCATCCAATTCGTTGACCCGGCCCGCTGGAGCATCCCGAGATAGTCGCGCTGTGCCTGAGTGAGAGCGTTCCACTCGCCTTGATCGAGGGCATCCGTGAACTGTTTCGCGGAGACCAGTGCTCCCGGCAGAGGCTGCGAGTGGTCCTGACCATCGACGGTGTTATTCAGAATCGAGGCAATCGCTGTGTATTTGACTCCCTGCGCGAAGCGAGCGTCGTTGTCCGCTTGCGTGAACGGGTTCGCGTGAACGAGAACGTCCGCCTCACTCTCTAACCCGATCGTCGTACCGGGAACGGTCTTCATAACGGTCGGATCCCCACCCATCGTCGGCAAAGGGTCTTCCCATCCCGCGTTCACGTACGCATCGTGAAGTGGGCTGCCGGCATCGTTCAGTTCGTCACGAAGTTTGGTGGTGTAATCATCCATGATCACCTTCCAGGATTGAGCGCCCGACTCGACAGTTTCATCAGTGGAACAGGTACATACTGCGACCGCGGCATGATGCGGACCTCGTCCACTACCCGGTCGCCCGTCTGTAGCCAGTCCTCCGTTCCGATCTTGATCTCAGCATGGAAGAACCTAAGGAACCGCCCGTCGGTCTCCATCCGGTTGGTGGATTGCATCCTCGATGCACGGATGATTCCGCCCGGCGCACCGACACGCGCGAGCATCCACATCCCTGCCACGGACTCGTACCAGACCCGGTACTCCTCCTTGTCGCCACGCTTGTTGTCGATCACCATCACGTCGACTGTGGCGCTGTCGTCATCCAAGACGTTCATGCCGCGCAGCTTCAACCGGCTGTGCACGAACATCATCTCCCGACCTTTGGTCCCAAAGCTCGGCGACCCGCAGTGGATCCGCTTCGCGGTACAGATCCCGCCGACGCCGTCCCACCTCTGGGCTTTCCAGAGACGAGACGCCTCGTCGAACCAGACCCGAACCGTGGTCGGCTTTGCTGACGCGCTTTCCATCGACTACGCCGTGATCTGAAGGATGCCTTCTGAGTTCCAGACCATGGTGACGTCACCGCCGTTCGACGTGGTTGACCCGACGGCGGAGTGTGCCATCAGCTCGGAGTTGGCGGCTGTCGGGCCTGCGTCCTGCTCTCGCAGAATGACGATCTGAGTGAACGTCATGTTGCCGCCGTTACCGAGCGAAGAGAACACCGTATCCGCTGCATCGAACTCGGCGCGATCACCGGTATTGTCCTGCGTCGTCGCCTTCGTTCCGAGAGCGTTACCTCGGGTGACGTAGTTCGTCGCGGTGCCCTCGTTGGTAACCTCGTCGAACTGCTCGTGATCGTTATCGAACGTGTACGCCGCTTCGATCAGTGCGACCTTGACGATGTCGAGCAACAGGGCTAGCGGCGCTTCGCCGACACCCGCCGCAGAAGCATCCAAGATCACAAACTTTCCTCTGTTGTACCAAACCATGGTTTTATCCTGTGTGTAGTTTCAGTCTTCGGTGACGGTGATGTTTCCGATTGGTAATACGAATTGATCGTCTTCGTCGATGATCTTGGAAGCAGCCAGAGCGCCTTGGTAGTAGGTGTTGACCTCTGCCAATCCACCCGACGCAAGATCGACGATGGCGAAGTGAGTGATGGTTCCCCAGTTGGCAGTCGCGACGGGGAACGTGACCTGGACCGTGTTCGATTTCGAACCACCAGCAGCCAAAGTACCCATCGTGATCGCGACACGAACGTACGCGCCAGTCGATACCTCTGCGCCAGCGATGCCGGTCTCCGATGGGTCCGTGGTGAACAGCGCGAGGTAGATCGTGGACGGCGCGAAGTCGGCGGCATTCGCGAGGATGTAGTCCAGGATCTTGTTCTCCAGGTTGTTGGTCTTGGATCCCATGGTTCACACCGGGCTGTTGATTCTTGCAACCGCGCGCTGAAGCGCCAAGTCGATGAAGCTGGTCCGCTCCTCGATGTACTTCACGTAGTTGACGTTGTTGAAGATGTGGGAAGAGTCAAACGGTCCGAGACCCGAAAGCACGGCGGCGGCGCGTTCGAGCGCCTGCGACTTCACGATCTCCGTGTCCTTGATCGGCGCACCACCAGGCGGGTCGGTTTCAGTCGGCGCACCGATCGAGCTTTGCCAACCGTTCTGTGATCGGCCCGTGTCCACATCGTTGTTCTCGATGATGTCCGCCAACAGATCGAGATGGACCTTGGTGTGAGCGACGACGAGAAGTTCCTCCGGAACCTTCTTCATCGCCTTCTTCAACTCTCGCTGAAATCTTGGCAGGTTCTTGAACGCCACTACTCTTCCCCCTGGAACGCGAGCAGGCATTCGTGAATGGCGATCAAGTCGCCGGAGTAGTGGTCGATCACCTTCTCGACGATGAAGTGTTGCGTCAATCCGTTGCGATCGAACTGCACATCGACACCCTTGACCGGTACGAACACGAGATCCAGCGCGGCGAAGATGACCATGATGAAACCGGTTCCCACCAGAGTCTCGCCTTCCCACTCGCTGACTTGAGATGGCGGAGTACCTTTCACGCCTGGAATCGGCGTTGGAGTCTGCACCACCTTTCCCGTAGCCGGATCGTTGACGTTCACCTTCGTGGTGACGGTGTAGGTCTTGCCGTTCTCGTCGATCGCGATCTTGGCTTCCTCCCGGGCTTCGATGTCGTTCGGTGTGGTCATGCACGGATCACCTTGTCCTGATCAACCACGAAATCGGCCATCAGCTTTTGGATCCGCTGCCGTACCGCCTGTGCAGAGGCTGGGGGCGACCACGCCTTGTCGATGGTCAACGGCCCGATAACGATCTTCTTCCTCGACAGGTTGCCGAAGTCGGTGACGTCGGCATGCGGATCGATGCCCAGGGAGAACAAAAGGGCTGATTCGAAGTCCGCGTTTTTGAGCTTGGCCGGAATCTCGTCTGAGTCCAATGTGAAACCGCCGTCCAGCGCCACGTTGACGCGAGGGAATTGGAGCGCCTGTTCCTTCGTCCTCTTGCTGCCATCCAGGATGGACCGGTATTCGTCGTCGAGATAGACGGTCCCGTTGAGTATGAATTCTTCCTTCTCCGGTTCGCTAAACCCGGTCCATGGATTCGTCGCATCGCCGTCACGACCAACGGACGCGAGGTATGCGTCGGCGTCAGCAAT